TGCTTTGGGAGCAGGGGGCCGCAGGTTCAAATCCTGTCACCCCGACCGCAGGTCAGGGGCCGTTTCTCGTTGAGGAACGGCCCCTTTCCATGAGATCAAAACCCCGTTTTGGGAGCAGAATGGGAGTGGATCTTCGACGGTGCGCCCACCGCCGACCCGCCGCCCGCTCACAAGCCGGCCGCCGATCGTCGATCCCGCATCGGCTGCGGACGCGACCGCAACCGCAGCGGCCGGATCGGAGCCACCGACTCTCGGAACGGCGCCAGTGACTCATCCAAGAGCGGCAGGGCCGAGCCCGGCGTGCCAGCCTCCAGACTCCAGTGCCGCTCCATCGCCGCCCGCTGCATCAGCGCCGCCTCCCACCGCTGCTGCTGCGTCGTCACGACCAGCTCCCGCATCACGTCCGTCGGATGCTCGTAGCGCTCCCGCACGTGACCGGACCCGGTATGACCGCTCCGGTCATCCCGCATCACCACCGGGACACCGTCCTCGCTCATCCAGGTCTCCTGCGAGTGCCGGCTCTCGTGATTCACGAGCCCAGACAGGATCGGCCGCCATGCCACCACTGGCGCGTCCTGGGCTACGTAGGCCGTCCGGACGTACCGATCCAGCAGGACCTCGCGGCTCACCCCCTCAAGGTCCTTCAGCCGGGCACCCTGCTCGACGGCGTAGGCCACCAACTGGGCCCGCGGGGACCGACTGTTGACCCCCGCCGCCCGAGATCGGGAGCCGTGCGGCTGGAACCCACGGAACGCCGGCACTTCGAAGACCCCATCAGGCCCACGCGAGACCTTGGGAATCGGCGCCCCGGGCCAGCCCACCGAGAGATTGGCCATCACTGGCCGCGACGGGACGCCCTTCTTCGGCTGTCCCGGGTAGGCGCCATCAGCCGCAGGACGCAGGACACGCCGCGACCAGGACGAGCGCCGCATGTGCCCGCCTTCCGGGCCGAGGAAGACGTACTCCCTGCCGCTGCAGTAGGGGGCGGGCATGTCCTTCTTGCACTTGCAGCGCAGGGTCGGCTGGTCCTTCAGGTGCCGATCCAGCAGGAACTGTAGGAACGGCGGCACGTCGATCGTCCTGATCGACCCGTCCTTCGGCCGGCCGCGGTAGAAGCGGCCATTGAGCTCGTAGAGCTTCCAGTCGATGTCGATCGTCGTGCCGTGGTAGCAGGCCGGGTCGAACCCAACACCCTCGGACCAGCGGGCGCCCGTCCAGGCGTGAAAGATCGTCTGCACGAACGCGCCCTGCCCGGCCAACAGGCCGACACGCTCGGCCACGAGCAGGATCTCCAGCGGCGTCGCGTACGTCCGCCGCCGCTCCATCACGCGGGCGATCCGCCTGTCGGCCCGCTTGCCCTTCGCACGCGGCCGCAGCGCTGGATTCCGTGCGATCTTCGACGGCACGGCCGCCTCGAGCGCCGAGACGAGGCGAGCTCGGGCACCGCGCGCAGTGCTCGGGGCGTAGCCGTAGACCTTGACCAGGTCCCGCTCCCAGACGTTGATCTCCTCCGGCGTCAGGCTGGCCAGCGTCCGGCCAACGAAGAAGGGCCTGACACAGGTCTCCAGGAAGTAGCGGTACTGCTCCATGGTGGACAACTCCAGATCCAAGGAGGCGTACCAGGTGTCGATCCAGTCGTTGACCGGCATCTGGCCGGCGCGCGGATCCAAGTAGCGGCTCGCGCGGACGTCCGCTTCCTGATCGTTGGCGTAGACCTCGGCGGTCCGCTTGGTGGGGAAGCCGCTCATGCTCTGCAGGTTGCCGAGCGGGTCGCGCCAGCGGGCGCGGTAGCCCTTGCCGTGTTTTTCGGCGTAGCCCATCAGGCCCCCCTCGCGGGGGGCCAGGTGGTGAGGGACATGGGTTAGTTCCTCCTATTGGTGGCGGGTCTCAGCCAGTCGGGCACCCGCCCGCGCATATCTCCGACGGAGCCGACTCGCCGAGCTGGGTGTCGACCGAAACCTCTCGGGACGGCGGCGGCCCTATCGGAGCAGACGCGTCGATGCCCGGTTCCAGAGTGATGCTCGACGGCTCCGGAGGGAGCACATTCGGCTGACTCGCCGACACCGAGGGGGCTGGCGACGAGCTCGACCTCATCGGCACTCTTGGAGTAGGGCGAGGTGTCGGCGTTTCCCCGGCCCGCCGCGGTCCCCCCTTACGGCTCCGGACCTTGGGCGGCACGATCATGTACTGGGTGATTGTGACGGCAGGACGCGGCGTCGGCCGCTCCGTGATGACCACCACCTCGGGCGGCCGGGGCTGGAGGAGCGTGGGGTCGACCGCGACAGCGACGGACCCGGTCGCCATGGCCACAGCGGCAGGCAGGCTGAGCAGCGCGCCGATCGGATGCTCTTTGATGAGATCGACCAGAGCCAACACCGGCAGCGGCAGCGCGCCGTGAAGACGGTCTTTCCACGTCCGGATCGCCTGCATCGCCGCAAGGTGCGGTTGCTCGGTGTTGACGACGACGACGGGCATCTCACCGGTGGCCGGGTCCAGTTCGAGGACGCCTACCTCGGGCTCAAACTCTGCGTGCTCGAACCCGTGCACGCCCGTCACGCGGCATGACCGTGAACGTAGCGGACGATGGACTGCCACACGGCCATCTCCCGGTCAGGGGAAGCTTTCCCGATGGGGTGCACGACCGTGAACGTGTGGCGTCCGTCGACAGTCAGATGCACCGGGCAGGGAGTCCCGGCCGGGCGGCGGAGGGCGTCGACGAGCTCGGCGGGCGGAGTACTGCAGGCGAGCTCATGGCGGAGCGCGTCACGGATGGCCGTGAGAGCTCGCTCCCGCTGTTCCATGGCGTCGAGGACCGGAACGAGTCCGGCCGCGCGAGAGTTGCTGCTGGCAGAGGCCGCCCCAATGGCCTTTCTGGCGAGCCTGGCGAGGTCGAGCGGGATCGTTCCACGGGATTGCAAATCCACCTCCTGCAAAGTGTGCGCAGAAAGCAAGCACGTTTGTTTACACCCTCGCCACAAGGATTTTGTCCGTCCATAAGACGCGAACGTTCAAATTTTTACTACCAATTTGGGCGTTTGTGACGAGCTTGTTACCCGTGTAAGTGATGCCTACCCTTACATGCTTGAAGCGTCGTTACTGTGTGTTCATCACGCTGACTCACGGTTGTCTGTTTCGCTACGTCCCTGCTCATGCTTCCTATGAAGGTCGTCGACCTGCCTGCTGAGCTTCTTGATCTCTCGCAGGAGCTCGTCCTGGTTGCTCTGCATGGCGGCCAGGCGCGCCTCGAGCTGCTCGTTAAGAGCTGCCTCGATCACGCTTTGTGGTGGGGAAATATTTTCCGTTTCAAGCTTTTCGGGATTTTGGTCGTGGTCGATTTTGTAGCCACCGGCTATCACTAATTCGTCCGGACCGATATTCAAATGCGAATATTTTTCGCGTAGAGCCCTCCCTAGGGCTTCAAGGCTCTCGAAGCGCGGCCGACTTCCTCCCGACTTCCATCGGGAGAGCTGCGATTGGTCCATGGGGACCAGGGCGGCGAGCTGGGACTGTGACATGCCTGTCTCGTCAAGGATGCGGTCTATGAGCGCCCTGAGGAGGTCGACAGGCCAGCTAGGCGTCTTGACCATGTACATGACCATAGGGCTATGTGCATGACCTGTCCAGTATGCATATCTGCAACAGCCCAGGTCAGCGCATGAGTGCATTGCGTCACATACATAACTACAGTTCCTGACTCGCATGATCCATGAAGTTGGCCATCCTCGAACCCTTGTTCTTGCGTCATGTACATAGCTATGCTCATGTACATGACGCAAGGAGCTGTAATGCCCCCCACGATCCGGCTCCGCGATGGAGCGGACGAACGCCTCAAGAAGGCGTTCGCTCTGGACACCGACACGGCTCTCGCCAACCACATCGGCGTTGACCAGGGCCACTACAGCCGCATCCTCAACGGCCGGACGAGTCCTGGCCCCTCTTTCCAGGCCCGACTGCTGATCGCGGCGGAGAAGCTCGGCATCGACTTCTACGACCTGTTCGAAGTCGTACCGGACCCGGACCTGCAGGACACCTGATGGCCGCGCGGCTCACCATCAACAAGCGCCAGCTCGCTGAGCGTCTCGGCGACGACTTCAAGGTCAGCTGGGTCGAGGATCAGTGCCGGAAGCGGCGCATCCCTCACCTGCTGATCGCTGGCCAGTACGCGTTCACCGAACAGCACGTGGCCGAGATCCTCGCGATGCACGAGCGCCGCCCCGCAGAGGAGCAGCCGGCCGCCGCACCCGCCCCGGCCCCCACGCCGGCGCTGCAGCGCCGCACTCGGGCGTCTCGCCCGCTGCCGACGATCCCGAGCGGTACCGCGCCGCTGCGCGACCGAGGCCTGCCGACGCACCGTCTGCGCCGCGACGCCTCCTGACATGCCTGCGGGCCCACCCGTGCACCCGGATGAGCCCGCTCGACCCGCAATCCCCACTGAGAAAGGACGCGAGTCTCAATGACCAGTCTCGCAGAATCCCCACCCACCACCCTCGCGGGTTCGGTCACCGTGATGACCGTCGTCGAGTTGGCCGCGTTTGCTGAGCGGCTGACGACCCTGACCGTCACCCCGGAGGAGCGGGCCGCCGTGCTCGCGACCCTGGGCGCGGCAATGCAGCACATCTTCGACACCGCCGCAGGTATCGCGACCGCCGTCGCCGCTGAGCACCCGAAGCTGATCGGCACACCCGCCGACCCGGTGGTGATCGCGACTGATGAGGCCGGCGAGTACGCCGCCAAGGCGCGGGACGCGTTCCACAGTGCGACGGAAGCCGTTGAGGACCTCACACAGGAGCGTCAGGCCCTGATCGACGCGGGCGAGTTGCCCGGACCGGACGGCAGATGCATGACGGCGTCGGCGCGGGAAGCGCTGGCCTACCTGCAGGAGCGCCTGGCCGGGCAGCAGGGGGTGGCTCAGTGAGCGACTCCCCGATCACCGTGCGCCTGCCGCGCAACATGCTCGACCTGCTCGTGCCCGAGGGCTCGACGCTCGCGCTGGCGTGGGTCGTCCTGGTGGGCGACCGCGCACAGATCACCACCACGCCGGACGGTCGGCCGGTGTACGGCGCCGTCACCAGCTGGAACCCGATCCTGCCGCTGCGCGACCAGTTCGAGGCGACCACATTCGCCGAGCGGCTGGGCGAGGCCTCGATCGGTGGCGTTTGCGCCGACCAGTGGCTCTGGTACCCGGTCAGCGGCGAGTGCCCCGCCCTGGTGGAGCTGTACGGCGTCGTAGACGACGACCAGGTGCAGACCGAGGTGGCCATCGCGCCGCTGACGGCGCTGCTGGCCGACGCCCCCGAGCAGGCCCCGGCGGTAGAGGCATGAGCGCCCCCGCCGCCGAGCGGCCCACCGAGAACCGCACTGATCCCATGACGCTGGCCCGGCGGATCGCCGAGCTGGAGCTGCAGGACTATCTCTCCCTCCCGCAGCGGCTCCGTTCGGAGCAGCACCGGCTGCGGATCGACCTGGAGAACCTGCTGTACCCGTTCGGGCCCTACAACGTCGCGGCAGCGGCAGCGGACGCCCTGATGGGTGAGGCCCGCGCCGAGCAGCGCGCGAGAGGTGAGCGATGAGTATCCTCCTCCCCGGCTTCGCGCTCGGCCAGGAAGTCAACATCACCTTCTGCGGCGCCCAGATCACTGACATCGGCGGCAACTTCATCGACGTCGAGCTCGCCGACGGCGAGGAGCTGACCGTGCTGCCCGGCGCGGACGGCGTCGAGGTCACCCCGGCCGGGACCCCGCAGCCCGCTGAGCGGGTCCTCGCCGCCCTGGCCGAGGTGCTCACCGAGCTGGGCGACATCCAGCACTCCCGCGTCATCATGGCCGCCGCTGTGCTCGCCCACCAGCAGCCCGACCTCACCGCGCGCGAGGCGGCCGAACTGACGGTGAACGACACCCGCGATGAGCGGGCCCGGGCCGCATGGAACGAGGCACGGCAGATGCTGGCCCTCGCGGAGCAGGCGGTGGACCGTGGCTGAGCTGCTGACCCCGATCGAGCGCCGCGAGTACCTCGCCCAGCACGGCGGCTCTGAGTGCCGCGCCCTGCTCGGGTTCCTGATGGGCGCGTGGCCGGACCGGTTCGACGAGCTGGCCGCACGCGCTGGCGACCTGATGTACCGGCACCGGTCGGAGACTGCCGCGCAGGAGGCGCTGGACCGGGTCGCTCGGGTCCGCGCTGGTGCTGAGCGGCCTGAGGGCGGTGAGGGCTGATGGTCGCCGTTGACCTGCACACCCGTCTGGTCGTCTCCACCCCCGAATGGAACGACGGCAACCCGGTCCGCATCCTCAACGCCCACATCACCGCAGGTGGTGTCGGTGTCCGCTACCAGGACGTGTGGGCTCACCAGCCGGCGCGAGTGACGACGGTGGCGCCGGGCTTCGAGCTGGTGCTCGTGGACGGCGGCTGCCAGGCCGGGAGGACCCGATGACGGAGCCCGAGCGTGTCCCCTTCTTGGTGCCGGACCACGTCACCCAGCTCATCCGCGAGCACCTGGTGTGCATTACCGAAATCGCCGAGCGCACCCAGGTCACCAAGCAGGCCGTGTCCCAGTGGGTCGACCGCTACCCGGAGTTCGCGGACCTGATCGTCGTGGAGCTCGGCCGGGGCCCCTTGTTCTGGTGGCCGCAGGTGCAAGCGCTTCTGGCCGAGCTGGGAGTGCCCAACCGGAAGGCGGCCGAGGCGCAGAAGAAGCGGCATGGCAGGCAGGGGGCGAGATCGTGACCGCCCGCACTCCGCGCCCGCCTCGCCCGACATGGTTCGAGCGGACCGTGCTCGACCGGCTCGACGCCTGGCGCCGCTCCACCGCTGAGCAGGAGTCAGCTGCCGCTGAGCACCTCGCCGGGATCCTCCCCGCCGAGCACGCCGGCCCCAACCCGTACGAGACCGGGAGGACCGCATGACTTCCCCCACCCTGTCCGAGCAGCTGCGCCGCATCGTCACCCGCCACTGCGGCATGTGGGCCGTCAGCCGGGCCATCGATGCCCTCGACGGCCTGGTCGGCTCGAACGAGGCGCGAGCCATGCTCGACCAGCTCGTCGCCAGCGGCTTGCTCGCCCCGCGCGGTGAGTCCGGCGACCTGTGGACGATGGCGCCCACCCGGCTCGGCTTCACCGCCCAGGTCGCCCACAAGATCCGCCGTATCCCTGAGGTGGCGGCGGCTGACCTCGGCGAAGACGAAGGCCTGATCGGCATCCGAACCGTCGACGGCGACTTCTTCTTCGTCGAGGTCCACGCCAGCCGCGCCACCCCGGCTGAGGAGCAGGCCCAACTCGACCCCGCCCCGGAAGGAGACGACCGGTGATCGACCTCACGACCCCGGCTGGCGTCCTCCTCGGCCGCTGGGAAACCGGCTCTCCGGAGTGGCGGGCGGCCCGGGCCACCCGGCTCAGCGGATCCCGCATGGCCGCCGTCCTCGGCCTCTCACCGTGGGAGTCCCCGTACTCCACCTGGTGCGAAATGGCCGACCTCGTCCAGCCCGACGAGCAGACAAAGGAGCAGTCCCGCGGCCACTACCTCGAGCCTGCGGTCGCGGCCTGGTTCGCTGACCAGCACCCGGAGCTCATGGTGGCCGAGGCTGGCACATACGTGCACGCCAACCGGCCGCAGCACCTGGCCAACCCCGACCGGCTGCTCGCTACCCCCGGCTCCAGCACGGCGGCTGCTTTGCTGGAAATCAAGACCGACGCCGACGGGTCCGGGTGGGGCAAGCCGGGCACCGACCAGATCCCCGTCTACTACCGCACGCAGGTGCAGTGGTACCTCGACGTCCTCGGCCTGGAACGCGCCTACATCGCCGTCTTGACCGGGCGCCTGAACTTCGCCGAGTACGTCGTCGACTACGACCCGGCCGACGCCGCGCACATGCGTGGAGTGGCAGACGAGTTCCTGGACTCGCTGCTGTGGCGGGAGATGCCGGACCTTGACGCGCACACCGCGACGTACGAGACGGTCCGCAAGCTTCACCCGGACATCGACGGCGACGACGTCGACATCGACCCGGGCCTGGCTGCGGAGTTCATCGCCGCGACTGCGGACGCGAAGGGCGCCGAGGCCCGCGCTACGAAGGCGCGCACCGCGTTGGCCGCCGCGATGGGCACCGCGAAGCGGGCCCGGTGCGGCACTTACACGATCGCCACCCGGCAGGCCAAGGGCGGCGGCACGCCGTACCTGGTGGCCGGCCGCAAACTTCCCGACCCGATCGAGCTCATGGGAGCCGCCGCATGACCATCGACTTGCCCGCCAACCGCACCGACTCCCTGCCGGAGCGGATCCAGTACTCCCAGGCCCTCGCGGTCTCCAATCTCCTGCCCACCCAGTACCGGGGGAAGCCGGAGAACGTCCTGTACGCCATCGAGTTCGGCCGCAGCCTCGGCATCGAGCCGATCGCCGCGATCACCGGCGTCCACATCATCGAGGGCAAGCCGTCCGCGTCGTCAGGCCTGATCTCGGCGCTGGTGCGCCGGGCCGGGCACCGGCTCCGCGTGTGGGTCGAGCGCGACGCCAACGGCACCCTGCTTGCCGCGATCGCCACGATCATCCGCAAGGACGACCCCGACTTCGAGTTCCGCTCCACCTGGACCATGGCTCGGGCGACCTCGGCTGGGCTGACGAACAAGAGCGTCTGGAAGAACTACCCGGAGGCGATGCTCAAGGCCCGCGCGGTCTCTGAGGTGGCGCGAGAGGCGTGTGAGGAGGAGCTATCCGGTGTGGGCTACACGCCGGAGGAGCTCGGCGCGGAGGTGAACAGCGACGGGTCGGTGGTCGTGACGACCGCGCCGGCCCGGGCGAACCAGCCGGGCCAGACGATCCGCGACGCGGTCGCCCAGCCTGTCTCTGAGGTCGCGTCGACCGCGGCGCCGGAGCCGGTGGCCGAGGCCGAACGGATGATCAGCGGGCCGCAGCAGAAGAAGCTCGGCGCGCTGATGCGGGAGCACAACATCACGGACCGGGACACGGCGCTGGCGTTCGTCGCTGACGTCATTGGCCGCCCGGTCACCTCCCGCAACGAGCTGACCATGGCCGAGGCGGGCAAGGTCATCGACACGTTGGAGTCGGCGCCGCCGCCCACCGTCCCCGACGACGAGGTGGTCGACGGCGACATCGTCGACGACACCCCCGACCAGTACAGCGAGGCATCCTGATGGCCCGCGAAGCCTACGACCGGGCCGCGGACGACTGGCGGCGTGTGGTCGACGCCGTCCGCCGGGCCGGCGGATCCGACGTCGCCCTGCCCGCCGGGCATCTGCAGCTGATTCTGCACGGCTACGAGCAGCTGCAGGCCGAGCGGGCGGCCGCGCTCGAGGTGCTCGGCGGCTGGCATCGGCAGGGGCTGGTCGACACCATCGCGGTGCTGCACATGCAGCGCGCGCTCGGCGTCATCAGCGAAGAGGTCTACGACGAGCAGGTGCGCGCCGCCCAGGGCCACCAGGCCGCCGCCGCTGATCGGTTCTTCGTCGACACCAGACGTGAGGGCTGCGTCGATCACATCCCGGTCGCCAACGGCTCCTGCCGGGAGTGCGCGCAGACGCAGGGGGTGGCGCTGTGACCGCCCCCTGGTATCTCGGAAGGCTCGCCCCGTTCGACCTCGAGACGACTGCTCCGAACCCGGAGGAGGCCCGGATTGTCGAGGCCTACGTCGGATACGTCGGAGGCGGCCTGGAGCCGATCGACCGGGAGCCGCTCCTCGTCGACCCCGGGATCGAGGTGCCGGCCGAAGCAACCGCGATCCACGGCTACACCACCGAACACCTGCGCGAGCACGGCGACCCGGCCGACGCCGGCGTGTACATCATCGCGACCGCGGTAGCGGACGCGATCCGCGCGCAGGTGCCGCTGGTCGGCCAGAACATCCGCTACGACCTCACAGTCCTGGAACGCGAACTGGCCCGGTACGAGTACCCGTCGCTGGCGGAACTGGCGGGCCGCCCGATCAGCCTGGTCATCGACACGCTCGTGCTGTCGAAGTACCTGGATCGGTGGCGTCGCCGTGTGTCGGCCGAGCAGGGCGCACACGTGCTGAAGACGACCGCGCAGGTGTTCGGCGTCTCCTGGGTGGACCAGGAGGCGCACGGCGCCCGCTACGACGCGCTGGTGGCGGCCCGGGTGGCGTGGCACATGGGGCGGATCGCTCACATGCCGCTGGCTCAGCGGCCTCGGGTGTTGTCGGGGCGTGATGACCGGCGGCACCTGTTCGACGACCTGGCGGTGGATCTGCCGACGCTGTTCGCCAATCAGAAGCGGTGGGCGGCGGAGCAGGCGGCCAGCTACCAGGAGTGGCTGCGGAGCCCGAAGGCGGGCGAGAAGCGCGACGTCAACGCGGTGATCTCCGGTGAGTGGCCGATCCAGGCCGCACCGGCCCTGACCCCCTGAAGCAAGCGGGCCCGCCGTGGCTGCGGCGGGCCCCTCAGACCTGGAGAACAACGTGCTCGACAACCCTACCGGCCACCCCGAACCGGCGGCCGATCCCGAAGAGTTCCGCCACGACACTCTCGCTCACCTGCGGAACTGCCTGGCTAAGGCGACCGCCCTGGCTGACCAGTACGCCACCCGCGGCGGCGAGGAGCGGGAGACCGCCCGCCAGCACCTGGCGAGGGCGGATCGATTCGACGAACTGGCGGTGGAGGCCCGCCAGACGGTGGAGGAGTGGCAGGAGCTGATCGCGGTCGTGGAACGGCGCCGCGGACTGCTGGCGCCTGTGGAGGGGCTGGGGCTGCGCGCCGCAGTGCTGGGGCGGCCGCCGTATGAGGATCCGGCGCTGACCGGCGTCCACCCGCTGCTGAGCGAGGTGGAGTCGTGAGCCGGGGTCAGCGTCGCAGCGGCGCCGTCTCCCGCGGCAGGGCTTCCGCCCGTCACGCTCGTCGCGGCTCGTTCACCGGCTGGGGCGGCCTGGCCTGGTTGGTGACGGAGGCCGCGGCGCACCCGGTCATCGACGTGGCGATTACCCGTCCGGCTCTGGCCCGGGGCGGTGGCCGGTGAGCGTCTTCGAGGTCGCGTTCTGGGCGGCCGTGCTGGTCTGCCGTTTCCTTCTCTTCCGCCGTGGAGGCACCCGATGAGCACCCCCCTGACCCCGCCCACCCCCGAGGACGTCGCCACGATGGCGTCCGACGCGCTCCACATCTACGGCTGGGACCTGTCGCAAGACGGCAACGTCGTGGAGATCGGCATCGGACCGTTCGGTGCCGATGACAAGCCGCTGCTGCCCGGGATGAACTTCCAGGCGCACGTCTTCCAGGTCCCTCCGGCGCCGCCGATTGCGGCCGAGGGCGTCGATCTCGACGTCGACGTCGCCCGCGAACTCGCCTACACCAGCATCGGGAAGACCTTCGAGGGCTGGACGGTCGTCGAGCGCGAGGACATCGATACCTCTCGCTGGGAGTCCCATCACTGGCTGGTCATCCGCAGCGAGGCGGGCGAGCACTTCGGCGCCACCTACAGCAAGGGCCTGACCGAGTACCAGGACACTCGCCCGTGGGAGTGCGACACCATCGCCTGCTTCGAGCCGATCGCTCGTCAGACGCGGGTCGTCCAGGTCCACGAGTGGGTCACCCGTGCCGACCTGATCAAGCTGCACGAGTACGACGAACTAATCTTCGGCGGCGTCTACTGCACGCACTGCACGCCGGACGACTGCGCCGACGCAGACGACAACGTCATGTGGCCGTGCCCGCCGCTGCGCGCCGCCGGGGTGACCGACGACGAGGCCATCGAGATCATCACCGCGCGCCGTGCGGCGATCGAGAAGGCCCATCGCGCTTCCGCTGCTCAGGGAGAGGCAAAGACCGCTGGGGGCGACCGTGGCTGAGCCGATCACCCCTGACCAGCTCGCCGCCATCAAGGCCCGGGCGTACACAACCGCCGATGGACGCGAGTTCGTGTTCGTCCACGAGATCACCGAAGCGCTCGGCACCTCGGCAGGGGAGCAGGCGCACTGCTCGGACCCCATCGAGTGCGGTCACGAGGCGGCGCTAGGACAGGCCGAGGCCGAGCGGGACGAGCTGCGCGCGCTCCTCGAGCGTCTCATCCCCGCCGCCCATGACGGCGACTCGACTCTGTGTCGGGAGCGTGCGGCCCGGCAAGAGGCTCTGAGCCCCTGCCAGCGGAGCCCTGCGGCGTACGACGACGAGTGCCCGGCATGCGAGGCCCTCGCCGTGCTTCACCCCGAGGCGGCGCCCGGTGCGTAACCGCCTGCCGCTGGCCGCGGCCGCCGCCACCGGGTTCTTCCCCGGCATCGCCATCCACCAGCTCATCGCTGGAAGCCGCACCGCCGGCGGCCTGCTGATCGTGTCGGCGGTGCTGGCCGCCCTGTGGTGGTCGGCGGAACGCCGCGCCGCCACCCGCCGCCCGGACCGCGTCGACCAGCTCATTGAGCAGGCCCTCGCCGAGACCCGCGACCAGCAGTGGCTGCGCGACGGGAGACGGCCATGACCGACCCGAAACCCGCCCTGGACGACGTCGACGCCGAACTCGCCCTCGTCGAAGCCCGAGCACTCGCCGACCAGCTGCCCGTCGCCGACGGCCTCGACACGATCCGCAGGAGGACCCGGTGAGCATCGCCACCTACCTGTACAGCGTCGTCACCGTCCTCGCCGCCGGCACCGCCATCTGGGCCGTCCAAGCCCGCTCCCTCTGGGGTGCCGCCCTCGCCGTCGCCGTCCTCCTGGCGGCGGCGGCCTGCACCGCCTACACCCTCCGCCCCGCCGAGCCCGTCCGGGCTCCCGCCGCCGTCCTGGAGGCCTGACATGACCGCCCTGACCTCCGCCGGGCCCGACCTTCCCCCGGGCCCTGCGGGCACCACACCCCGCGTCTACGGCCTCGATCTCTCATTGACCGGCACAGGCATCGCCTCCTCGAGCGGCTGGTGCGACGTCATCGGCGCTGGAGGCATCACCACCCTGCCGCTCGCCGAACGCGACGCCGCCATCCAGCACCTCACCAACGGAATCGTCGACTTCATCGGCCCCGACGCGCACCTCGTCGTCATCGAAGCCCCCGCCTACTCCCGCCGCGGCGGCGGCGCCCACGAACGCGCAGGCCTGTGGTGGCGGGTCGTCCACCGCCTCCTCGCCTGGGAAGTCCCCGTCGTCGAGGTCCTCCCGAACCTGCGCTCCGCCTACGCCACCGGCAAAGCACGCGCAGCCAAGACCGAGGTCGTCGACGCTGTTGCCCGCCGGTGGCCGACGTGGCAGACCGCGGGCAACGACAACGCGGCCGACGCGGTCGCACTGATGGCGATGGGCCTCGATCACCTCGGCGCGCCGCTGTGCCCGATGCCGGTGAAGCATCGCGACGCGCTCGCCAAGGTCGCCTGGCCCGAGGCGGTGGCGGTATGACTCCGGGCGAGGCCGCCTGGGTCCGCGAGCACGCGTGGACCGCCGGCATGCGGAAGACCCACCGGGAGGTGCCCGGCTACTACACCCATTGCGCCTGCCAGTACGGCGGAGGCCCCTGCTCTGGCCGCCTCCCACAGCACGACACCTGCCACATCGGCGTGCCGCTCCCCATGCCGGAATGCCACATCAGCACCCGGCACGGCGGCGTCGCCGCGTTCACCACGCCCTACCGGCACCCGAGCGCCTCGGCCACCGGCTGGCACTACACCACCGCCGCCCAGGTGTGGCTCGCCGACCGGCGATGCGCCTGGTGGTGCCGCTGCGACTGCAGACACCCCCACGTCCCCGGGCACGCACCCGAGAAGAACCCGGCCCGCCCGATCCGCTACGAGGCCGTCGAACTGCCCGGCCTTGACCTCGTGGGGGTGCGCTAATGGCTCGCCCCCACATCATCTGTGCCTGCTGCGGCCGGTCCGGCCGCATCGACGTCAACGGGTGGGTCGACGCCTGCGCCAAGCGCTGGCGCAAAGCGGGACGACCCACCGAAGGGCCACCACGCCCACGTTCGGTCACGCCCAAGTTGGCCCGTCTTCAGGGCATCTGGTTACCCGTCACAGACCGCATCCAGGTTCGTGTCCGCCGCGTTGGCCACCTGCGTGCCCGCGGTATCCCCATCCAGGTGATCGCCCGCGACTTCGGGGTGTGCGAGCGAACCATCGAACGCTACGCCGCCGCCCACCGCCACCTCACCTCCCAGACCCAGCAGAAAGCCGCCGCCTGATGACCACCACGATCGTGCGCCCGGACATGTCCAAGGTCCTCGCACTCCTCGCCGCCGGCCACCCCACCCACAAAGCCGCCGAGATCACCGGCTGGCCCATCGCCCACATCAACGCGATCATCAATGGCCAGAAGGGCTGGCTGATCGACAAGAACGGCCGCGTCTACGACCCCAGCAAGCCCCAGTACAAGGTGCAGCTGCCCGACGACGTCCCCGTCGATGACCTGGTCTGGGCCCGCAACCTTCTCAACGGCGCACCGCGCAGCATCCAATTCAAGGAGGCAACCCCCGCGGTCAGTCCGGCGCCCGCGAAGCCGACGGCGCCGCCTGTGGTCCGTCCGCCGGCCCCGCCCGCCAAGCCGGTGAAGGGCGCGGCCGCCATCGACGGGCCGCTCACCACCGACCTGCCCCTCACCTGCCTCCACGACCACCCAGGCAACGTCCGCGCCGACATCGGCGACATCACCGAGCTCGCCGCCAGCATCCGCGCCCACGGCCTCCTCCAGCCGCTCACCGTCCGCCCCCACCCCACCCTGTCCGACCAGTACCAGCTGCTCGCCGGACACCGCCGCGCCGCCGCCGCCCGTGCTGCCGGCCTGGAGCGGGTGCCCGCCGTCATCCGCTACGACGTCACCGACGCCATCGCCATCGAAGTGATGCTCGTTGAGAACGTCCAGAGGAAAAACCTCAACCCCATGGAGAAAGCCGAAGCCGTCGGCAAACTCCGCACCCAGGGCTACAGCAACGTCCGCATCTCCACCCGCACCGGCATCCCCGAGGGCACCATCTCCGGCCTCCTCGCCCTCCTGGAGCTCGACGACGCCTCCAAGGAACGCGTCCGATCCGGCGAGCTGGGAGTGACCGACGCCGTCGCCGCGGTTCGCCGCCTGAGGAAGAAGGCCCGAGAAGCCCGCGCCGCCGGGTCCGCGATTCAGCCATGGGCGTGGGAGCCGGACCACCTGACCAAGACCCACCAGCTCGCGAAGAAAGCCGCGAAGTTGTGCGTGGCGCGCGAGCACAACGCTCGCCGGCGCATCGGGCAGATCGCGTGCGGCCAGTGCTGGGAGACCGTCATCCGCGCCGACGAGCGCGTCGTCATCGCCACCGAGCAGGGGAGCGGGTCGTGAACCGCGAAGACCTGGCCGGATGCAAACGAGAAGACCCAGAACTGTTCTTCCCGATCTCCTACACCGGCGCCGCCCGGCAGATCGAGGTCGCGAAGGGCGTATGCGGGCGCTGCCCAATCGCCTCCGCCTGCCTGCGCTACGCCCTCGACAACCCGGAGCGGGCCTCCGACGGCATCTGGGGCGGCACGACACCCCGAGAACGGCGAGCCCTCCGCAGCGCGCAACCGGCGCTCGAGGAAGCCATCTGATGGCCACCCCCGCCCGGGACGACCAGACGCCGCCCTGCATCCCCGGCCAGATGGCCATCGACGACCTTGACGAGGAAACCCCCGATGAAACTCACGATTGACCGTGACGTCCTGGCCGACGCCGTCGCCTGGACCGCCCACGCCCTCCCGCACCGGCCCAGCGCGCCCGTCCTGGCCGGACTGCTCCTCGACGCCAGCGCTGACGGGCTCACCATCAGCGCGTTCGACTACGACACCAGCCGCCGCACCACCACGGCCGCCGACGTCGCCGAACCCGGCCGCGTCCTCCTGCCCGGCCGGGTCCTGGCCGAGGTCGTCAAAGCGTTGCCGAAGCAGCAGGTCACCATCGCCCTGTCCGGCACCGAGGTCACCATCAGCTGCGGCAACGCCGAATTCGCTCTGCTCACCATGCCTGTGGAGGACTACCCGAAGCTGCCCGAACCGCCGGACGCGGTCGGCGAAGTCGACGCCCAGCAGCTGGCCGCCGCAGTCGCCCAAGTCGCGCCCGCCGCCAGCCGCGACGAGACCCTCCCCATGCTCACCGGCATGCGCGTCGACACCGACGCCGGACACCTCACCCTCGCCGCCACCGACCGCTACCGCATCGCCGCCCGCGACCTCACCTGGCAGCCAACCACCCCCGGCGCCGGCGTAGGCGTGATGATCCCCGGCCGCCTCCTGCACGACATCACCAAGAGCCTGCCCGCCGGCGAAGCCACCATCGGCGTCGGCGACAGCCTCGCCTCCCTACAGACCAGCGGCCGCACCACTACGGTCCGCCTCCTCGACCCCCAGTTCATCGACTACCGGGCCCGCCTGAACATCGACTATCCGATCTGGGCCGAGGTCACTGCCGCCGAACTCACGGCCGCAGTGAAGCGGGTCACCCTGGTCGCCGAGCGAGGCAACAACGGGGTGCGGCTCGCCTTCGCCGACGGCCAGGTAACCGTGCGCGCCGGCGGCGCCGACACCGGCCGCGGCACCGAAGTCCTCGACGCCGACCTGGACGGCGACGCCATCGAGATCGCCTTCCAAGCTCCACTCCTCCTCGACGGCCTCGCCGGAGTCGACGGGCGCGCCCGTATCGGCATGACGACGCCAGCGAAACCCGCCCTCATCCTCCCGGCCGGTGCGGACGATCCCGACTACCGGTACCTCGTCATGGCGCTCCGCCTCTCCTAACCCGCCCACGGCCCGGCCGCGCGCCGGGCCCTCCTACCTGGAGCAGCCGATGACCCGCATCGACCTCACCACCCGCGAACTCCACGAACTCCTCGCCCCCGTCCTCCCACACACCGGCACCGACCCCGAAGTACCCGAACTCGGCATCATCCGCCTCGAGGTGCGCGGCGACGTGCTCTACGCCATCGCCACCGACCGCTACACCATGGCCGCCGCCCGCCACCCCCTCAACGACCCGGCCGCCGACATCGCCGTCTCCATCGACCGCGAAGACGCCGCCGCGATGCTCAAGCTGTTCAAGCACTCCAAGAAGCAAGACCCGCAACTCCGCCTCGTCATCGACAAAGTCCCCGTCCCCGTCAACGGACGCGGCGACACCGTCCAATCGCTAGGCCTGACCGTCGACTCCGAAGACGGCACCCGCCTCGTCCTGCACGGCCGCGGCCACGGTGTGCTGCGCTCCTGGCGCAAGCTGCTGCGCCAAGTCGTGGACCGGTCTCTCGCCCCTGCGTCGCCAGCACTGTTCCTCACCCCCTCCTACCTGCCCAGGTGGACCAAGGCGGCCCGGAAGGGCGAACGCCTATCGGTGTTCATCGGACCGGACCCGACCGACCCGATGCTGCTGCAGGTCGAGCACCGATTCATCGGCGTGTGGATGCCCGCCGGCCACCTGGACGCGGGGGAGGAGACGACTGGTAGCCCGTGGGCGCGCGAACTGGCTGACGACACCGACGACTCCGACGACGAGCAGGAAGGGGATGTGCTCCGCACCCCGCCCGCCCAGGAGCCGCGCGACGCCCCGGCCGCAGGCGCGGACCTGGAGCTGCTGGTGCAGGCGGCAGAGCTGGTCATCTCCACCCAGTTCGGGTCGCCGTCCATGCTGCAGCGCAAGATGCGCGTCGGCTTCGCGAAGGTCGGCCAGCTCATGGATCTGCTGGAGCAGCACGGCGTAGTCGGGCCGGCAGAGGGGTCGAAGGCCCGAGAGGTGCTGATCCGGCCGCACCAGGTCCTCGAGGCCGTCGCGGAGATCCGCAGGGCTGAGAAGCACGCCAGCAACGAAGCGCGCACCGACCAGCCAGCCCTCGAGGAAGAGGAGACCGACCGTGGCTGACCCGATCATGGCCCTCACCATCCAACAGCCCTGGGCCTGGGCCATCACCCACGGCACCAAACGCATCGAAAACCGCGCCTGGACCACCCAACACCGCGGCCCCCTCGCCATCCACACCAGCGCCCGCATCGACCGCGACGCCCTCGACGACATGCGCATCCGCGCCACCATCCGCGACCACGGACAGCAGCCGAACTACGTGACCGGCGCCGTCATCGCCGTCGCCCACCTGGTCAGCATCCACTCCTGCACCGGCCGCTGCTCCATCTGGTCAGTGCCCGGCCAACACCACTGGGCACTTGCCGACGTCCGCCAGCTGCCTGAGCCAGTGCCATGCAAGGGGCGACTCGGCCTCTGGCCGCTCTCCGCGGATGCGGACGCGGCCGTGCGCGCGCAGCTCGCTGCACAGGACGCCTGTGTCTGACCCGTCGTCGACCACCAGCCCGGCCGCCACCCGCGGCCGGGCCCCCAGCCGTCTCCACGGACGCCACCGGATGATCCCGGACGGAGCCGGAACGATCCGGAACGCCCCGGAACAGGCGCGGAACGGGTCCGGAACGGGCACAACCCGAAAGGATCTCTCCCCGGTTCCTCCTGGAGACGCCCATGACCTGGGTCAGCACCTGCTCCACATGCAGACGGCCAGCCACCCTCGTGGTGACCGGCCGCAGACCAGGCCTGACTTTGTACACCGCGCTGACCTGCGACGGATGCGCGCCCAAGCACCGGGCCAAAGCTCGCGAAGCCGGACCGGTCACCGAGGAACAGCTACGGGAGACGGCGCAACCGGCACTGTTCTGAGGTCAGTGGTCGAATCCCCACTTCTCCGACCTCGCCTTTTCTTCGGCCTCTGCCTCCTCGGCGAGCCGCTTCTCCTCGGCCACCCGAGCCCGGCGCACCCACTCCCGGTCGAAGCCGGCCACCCGCGCCACCTCACCCACCGGCTCATCAGCAGCCAGGGCGTCGAGCACCTCCCGGGCGAGCGCCTCGCGGGCCTTCTTCTCGTCATCCATGGCGCGTCGGTACGTGCGGCCAAGCCGCTGAAGCCGTGCTCGGCGCTCGCTGTCCATACCCACATGTTCGCACAAGGCATGCGGCATTACCTGGTGGCCTGCGTCCATGACAACGAGTGTGCCACATTCTGCGCCATAGGCAATGCCTCAGGGTGTGGCATAGGATGTTGCCATAAAACAGCAGTGAGACCAGGGAGATCTATAAGAAGGCAGCCCCCACGAAGACAGGCCTAGCCCCGCATCCAGTAGCCCACCAACCAGCACAAGCACCATGGGGGACCGGTTGACCACCGAGACCGACGCGCCGCTCTGGGACCGCGAAGCCGAACAGACGGTACTCGGCACCTGCATGACCGTGCCCTACATCGTCGGCCACATCCGCGCCATACTCCCCGAACCGCGGGCCTTCCGAAGCCCCCAGCACCAGATCATCTACACCGCCATCCTCGACCTCGTCGACCACGACGGCCCCACCGACACCGTCGCCGTCAAGGACCACCTGCAACGCGCGAAAACCCTCGGCCAGGCCGGAGGACACGAATACCTCCTCGCCATCGACCGCTCCGCACTCATCGCCGGAGACCCCGCCTACCACGCCCGCATCGTCCTGCGGCACTGGCGCAACCGCGAAAGCATCTACCAGGCGCACCGCACCATCCAGGAGCTGCAAACCCTCGACCCCGACGACGGGCCCGACCGGCTGCGCGCCCTCGGCGAACGGCTCCTTAAGACCGCCGACGACCTCGCCCCCGAACGGCCCGCCGACACCGAAGACCGCTTCCCTCGCATCAACTGGGAAGACGCCTTCGCCACCGACTTCACCGAAATCGACTGGCTCCCCGGCCGATTCATGGAACGCGGCCAACAGGCCGCCCTTGTCGGCGACGGCAAAGTTGGCAAGAGCATCTTCACCCTGTACTGGATCTGGTGTGCCATCACCGGCCGGTCCTGCCTTGGCGACATCCGCCGCGAACCGATCAACGTCCTGTACTTCGACCGGGAAAACAGCCTCCGCGACATCGTCACCCGGCTCACCGCCTTCGGCGCCACACCCGACGACCTCCAGGTGCTGCACGAACGGTTCGACTACCGGCTGTTCCCCCGGTTCAGCGGCGCCCTCAACACCTCCGAGACCGCCGCCGGCGAACTGCTCGGCATCGTCGCTGAACGGCCGCGCGACGTCGTCATCTTCGACACCGTCAGCCGCTACATCTCCGGCAAGGAAAACGACTCCGACACCTGGCTGGAGCTGTACAGCCGCATCCATGCCCCGCTCAAGGGCGACGGCATCGCCAGCGTCCGCCTGGACCACTTCGGCAAGGACACCGAGAAGGGCAGTCGCGGCTCCTCGGCGAAAACCCAGGACGTCGACCACGTGTGGGAGCTCACCGCCTACGACGAGACCCGCGCCTACACCGAGACCGTCGAGACGGTCACCACCCGGCTCAAGATGCTGCGCACCCACACCCGGACCGGGTTGGGCGATGACGCGTTCCACGTGACGCGGCGCGGTGAGAAGGAGCGGGGCGGGGCGTGGCTGCCCGGCCGTACCCGGCACGAGCTGACCGACTCGACGGTCGCCGACGCGCACCGGATGAAGATCCAAACCTACGTTGACGATCTTGTCATGCGGGGGGTTCCGAACGGTCTCGGCCGGGACGGGCTGAAGAAGTGGGCGCGCGACAACCGGGTGACGCTGCCCGGGAAAACCGAGGCCGTTTCGGAGATCGTCGCGGCTCTGAAAGCCGCTCAGAAGGTGACCTCATGAGCGTTCGAATTGTGTCCGAAAAGTCTCGAAATGTCTGTACCCGTCACTATCGCATTTTCACCTGTCCCCTTGACTGTCCCCACCTGTCCCCTGACAACACAAAACCCCAGGTCACGCCTGTCCCCACATCTGTCCCCGCCTGTCCCTGGCCAGTACCTGTCCCCTGTCCCCTCCCTATAGAGGAGGGGACAGGGGGACAGGCGAGGGAACAGGCCACCCCCGAACGGACCCAGAGCATGATCATCAAAGCGATAGAAACCCACCACGCCGGCCACCGCTTCCGTTCCCGCCTCGAAGCACGCTGGGCCGTCTTCTTCGACCACATCGGCACCCGCTGGGAGTACGAGCCCGAAGGGTTCGAGTGCTCAGCTCGGCTCACCCTCAGCGAAGAATCGATCCCATACCTTCCGGACTTCTGGCTTCCCGACTTCAACATGTGGGGGGAGGTCAAAGGCCACCTCAGCGAAGAAGCCCTCACCCGGCTACTCAACGTGGCCGCGTCCCTGTCCGGCAACAACGGCGGAGGCTGCCACGACAACGGCGGTAACGACCTCGTGGTGTTCGGCAACATCCCCAGCCACTCAGAGAACGGCGGGCATGTCCCCACCCGGCTCCACATGCACAAGGGCGACCTTCAATGGTCGCCGTGGATGACAGACGGCGACGGAGCCTTCTGCAGCCCCTACGGGAAACGGATCGCCGCCGACGTCGGCGGCGACGACATCTACGAGGAAGCACGCTACGGGCTCACCCCTGAAGTGATCACCCAGACGCTGCTCCGCGGCACCTGGTCAAACTCGGTCCCCGTCGAGATGCGGAACGCGCTCCAGGCCGCCCGCTCCGCCCGCTTCGAGCACGGCGAGAAGCCATGACCCCCAACCCGGCCGTGGCCGACCGCGCCCGCACCATCGCCGACCAAGCCCCAGGCGGCAGCCTCACCCGCCGGGCGGCCGGCTGCATCGTCGTCGCCTACTCGACCACCCGCAGCGACGAGCACGCCCGCAAGGTGCTCGGCCAGCTCGACGACGAACTCCGCGACGCCTGCCATGCCCTCGCCGACGAACTCACTTCGCAGATCCAGGAAGAAGCATGACCCGCACCCTCACAGCCCCAGCCCAAGATGCCCTCTGGGAGATCCCCGCGCCGGCCGTTCCCGCGCAGGCCCCGCCCCCGCTCAAGAAGACGAGGCGCTTCCACGTCCTCGACCTCCCCACCCCCCAACCCAGCCGCTGCGACCCCCGCTGCCTCACCTGCGGCCACGACGAAGGCGACGGCCATTGCAACCCCTGCGCCATCACCTGCCGCCGGCCACTGCTCCGCGTCCCCGTCGAGGTGTGCCTCACCACCACCCACGTCACCGCCCGCCCCGCCGGCGACCGGCTCATCGCCGTCACCTGCCCCTGGTGCACCCACACCCACTGGCACAGCGCCACCGCCGCCAGCCCGTACCGCATCAGCGGCTGCGGCAAGCCCTACATCGTCCACACCGCCGCCCCGGAGGCCGAAGCGTGATCGCCACCATCCACCTCGCCGGACCACCCCAACTCAGTGGCCTCTACCAGGCATGCGTCCGCTGCGGTCACGTCCTCCAGGACTACACCGGCCGCCAGGTCATGGTCCCCGAAGGCCAAGACCCCACCCTCGCCGTCTGGCCCGAAGGCCACCGCATCGCCATCTCCGGAAACGCCACCTGGACTGTGGCCAACGACGCCCCGCTGACCAACGGCGAGACCGAATGCAAGGCCGCCCAGTGACCGACCCCATGAGCGGCGACGACCGCATGAGAAGAGCCGGCGCCACATGGTGCGACACCCACCGGCGGTGGGAGTGCTCGAAGCAGTCGAAGCGCAGCCAGTCCCGCTGCCACGGCATCGCCATCGTGGGCATCGACGCCTGCCGCAGCCACGGCGGCCAGTCCACGGAGGTGCTGAAGGCGAAGGGTGAGGCGCTCAGCGCGTGGCGGGCTGTCCCTGGCCATGTCGAGGTGTCGCCGGCCGACGCCGTCATGGCGATGCTGCAGATGTCGTGGGCGCGTGTGCACGTCTACGCGTCGCTGCTCGAGCGGCAGGTCGCCGACGCCGAGCGGGACGACCCGCGAGGGACCGGCCAGGGCGAGGGGCTGATCGGCCACACCCGGTCGGCGTCCGCTGATGTCGGCGTGTACGAGACCGGCGAAGCAGTCCGCGGCCTCGCCCAGCTCGAGGCGGCCGAGCGGGACCGGTGCGTCCGGTTCGCGAAGGTCGCCCATGACATGGGTATCGCCGACCGGGAGATCCGCCTCGCCGAAGGCCAGGGCATGCTGCTCGCCCAAGCCATTGCGCGGATCCTCGACGCGCTCGACCTGACCGCCGGGCAGCGGGCGCGGGTGCCGGAGATTGTGCCCGGCGTGCTCCTCGCCGTTGGGGGTGGCGACCGTGGCTGATCGCTACCTGCTGGCCGGCGAGCTCGTCGAGGTCCTGATCCGCCCGAACCAGCGGTGGAAGAACCGGCCGCCGCAGAGGTTTCCGATGGATCGCATCAGCGATCACGCACCCCGCAATGTTCTGATCCGCCGCCCTGACGGGCAGCTCGTCGTCCGCCCGTTCCGAGGCATGAGGAGAGCCGATGTCTGACCGCCGTATCCGTCTGGGCCGCCTGTCGATCTACATGGAGCCCCGCGACATCTGGGTCGGCGTGTACGTCGCTCCGGCCGCCGTCTATGTCTGCCCGCTGCCGCTGCTGGTCGTGAAGTGGGACAGGAGGAACCATGGCTGAGATCCCCGAGGAGGAGTGGGATCTCCTCGAACTCTTCGCCAACCTCCGCGTGCGGTTCTGGACGTGCCTCAACCAGGCACACAAGGCCGTCACCTGGACGGGCGACCTGGCTTCCTGCGACACGTGCGGGCTCACCTCGGAGATGACGAGCAGATACCGCGAACTGGTTCGCCAGCACGAACGCCGCGAGATCACTCGGCACATCCGTGCGATCCCCGAAGACGACGAGCCGCTCCGCACGGCCACACGCAAGTTCATCGACCGCCACCCCCGCCTCCGCGAGGGGACCAGCATCGTCGCCGTGCTGCTCGCGGTCGCCGACGAGATCGAGGGAGCCGACCAGTGACCGCCGTCGTGCGCCTCACCCTGCCGACCCGGCTCATCCTCAACAAGCTCCTCGAGGCGCAGGAGCGGGAGATGTACGGGTTCGAGTTGCGCATCCTCACTGGCCTGCCCGGTCCCACGATCCACCAGATCCTCGCCCGCCTCGAAGCACGCGGCTGGGCCACCTCGAGGTGGGAGGACCGGCCGCCCGGCGGTCGGCCGCTGCGCCGCTACTACCGGCTCACCCCAGACGGCGCCGCCCAAGCACGGACGGCACTCGCCAGGCGCGGCGCTGTGAGCGACTCTCCGCCCGCCCCGCCAGCCGAACACGCGGACAGCGGTGATCGCGCCCCACACGCAGCCACAGACGCGCCCATACGCAACACAGGTCACACACGAAACGAGGAGACCAGCCGTGGCTGAACCCGACGAGGTCGAAGTCGAAGCGTGGGACGGAAGCGGCCGTCACATCGTCCGCATGCTCAACCCCGAGCCGCCCGTCACCGACCACACGCTCATCCCCACCGCCGAACTGGCCGAGCTTCGCCGGCGCGCCGAGCAGGCCGAGGCCGCCATCGCTCGCGCGGAGGCGCTGCACTCTCCCGACGACAGCAACCCGCACGGCCCTTGGTGCGGCACCTGCACGACGCGTTGGCCTTGCCGAACGTGGACCGCTTTGCTCTCGGCCGGCAACCCGCCCGTAACCATCACCGAGGAGAAGCCCCGTGACTGACCTGATCTGGCGCCACTACGCCGAGCCCCACTGGCCCCGTTTCTACCGGTACCGGGTGGCCGACGACGTCGCCGGATACCGGCTGGCGCGCAACGTCTACCCATGCGCCCCCACCCAGGAGGGAGGCCCTGAATCCCGTGGGTCCGCGTGGATCGGCCTCGCCCTCGTCATCGGCCGCTACGCCTACTGCGTGAAGTGGGCACACGCCCGACTGCGCCGGGAGGCGAGCCGTGGCTGAGATCCGCGCCTGGTGGGCGCCCTCCGACACACCCCCCAACAGCCCCGACTGGCGGCCGCTCGGCTACCTCACCGACGACGGCCTCCAGATCCTCGACGACCTCCCACACGAACACGTGCCGTTCAACTGGCCGTCCTTCACGCTCACCCTCACCCGCTGCACCGGCCATTGGCCCTGGAGCGCCTGGCGACTCCTTACCGGCACCACCCACCCCGCCGCGCGCAGGGCCAAGACCACCTACCACCGCCGCCGCCGCTGAACCACCGCACCACAAGGGGGACACAACCTTGCCCATCAACCCGCACGCCTGCCCCGGCCCCTGCAACCGCGCCTACCGCGACGCCGTCGACGCCTACGACCGAGCCTTCATCGCCCACTGTCTGGCCATCGCTGCCTACCAGGAGGCCGTCGACGCCTACCCGGGCGTGGTCGCCGCCTGGCACGCTCCTCTGCTGTACCCCGCCCCACCGGCGCGGCCCGCGCCGCTCGCGCTGCCCACCATCCGCCCCTACCTCGCCAACCCGGTCTGGGACTCCCGCTGTACCCGCTACATCAGGCAGGCATTGGCCGAGCTTGACGACCTCGCCAGCGTCGCCCAGGCGCAGGTGGACGGCCACCGCGACGCCGGCGCCCGCTATGGCAAAACCGGCGCTGTCTCCAAGGTGCATGCCTCGTCGCCGTCACCGGTCACCGACACCCTCGACGAGCTCTACGGCGCCCTCGTCGAAGTCGAAGACCAGTGGCGGGAATACCGCGGCTACCAGGACCGGCCGCGCCGGGCCCGCGGCAGCCACGCCCGCCGGCTGACGATCGCCTGGCTCCTCGACGAACTCGACGCCATCCTGCTCCACCCCGGCAGCATCGCGTTCGGCACCGCCACACTCGCCTGGCAACGGCGCCTCCGCGGGCTGACGAAGAGCGACCCGCTCGCGCGCCGCTCCCCGATCCGCTGCTCTCGCTGCTCCGAACGCCAGATCAGCCGCCGTGATGACGGCTACTACCAGTGCGGCAGTTGCGAGAAGCTGATGACGCAGACCGAGCACGACCGCGAATACAGCGAGCAGGCCGACCAGATCCACGAGCAGGAGGCGCACGCGTCATGACCCAAGACCACCCCGCCGACCGGACAGCCGAACTGGAGCAGCGACTCCACGAGGCAAACGCCGCGCTCGCCTGCTTCGTCCAGATGGCTGGCGGCCAGGTCATCGTTCCCGGGGACCTGTTCGCCCGCGCCATGCAGCGTCAGCGGCTCATCCAGGTGGACACTGCGCCCGGAGGAAACCGGACCTACACGCTGGAGGGACTGCTGTGATCGACCGCACGATCCGTGCCACGGCTACCGACCCGAAGGCAGGAATGACGCTCGCCGAGCTGGCCGCATTCGTCCAGGCGGCGCTGCGGGAGGACGCAGCCGACGACGTGCCGGTCAAGGCCATCGTGAACATGCGCGGCGGCATCAAAAAGCTGGAAACCCGGGCATGAGCGACCTGGTGGCGTTCCTGCGCGCCCGCCTCGACGAAGACGAGCAGACAGCGCGAGCCGCTCATGGCCCGAACTGGAACGCAGAGAAGCGGGATGTCGCATATGGCGACGAGTGGGTCGTGTCCGCGATGACGCGGGCCGACGCAGCCCACATCGCTCGCCACGACCCGGCCCGCGTGCTCCGCGAGGTCGAGGCCAAACGGCAGATCATCAACGAGCACCCGGCCCTGCCCGGCTTCAAAGAGGGCCACGCCTACACGGTGTGCACCCGATGCAGCGACTACCGGGGAGACGACGACCGCAGCATCGGTGACAGGCTCATTCGGCCTGCGGAAGCACCCTGCAAAACTCTCCGCCTGCTCGGCCTGCTGTACGCCGACCACCCCGACTACCGCCAGGAGTGGAACCCCTGATGCCCGCGAGCCCCCGAACCAGGGGGCCCCACGCCCCACAATCACCTGGGACAATGAACAACATGGCGGAACCCCTCCCTCTGCCCCTCGACGTCCTGCCCTGCCTCAGCGGAGACGTCATCCTCATCCCCCGCGGCCTCATCTCCGCACGCCTCACACCCGAGCAGCAGCACGAACTCGCCGCGCGCCTACCCGCACTCCAAGGCGCCGACTTGTCTCCCTGATCGTTTCCGTGTCACACTTCGCGCAGACAAGACACGTATGCCCTCACCCAGCCGGTGGGGGCATTTCGCGTATCCAGGGGGTGAACGTGACCTCCCCGGAACCCGTCACCGCCGCAACCGCCGGCCGCCGCCTCGGCAAGACGCCCGCGACGATCCGCAAATGGGCCGAGCGCTACCACGCCGCCCAGCTCGGTCGACAGAACCGCGCCGTCTACTACGACTTCGGCGACCTGGCCACCATCGACGCCTGCATCCACCGCGGCGACCCCGTCCCCGCCACCCCCGCCGACCGCGATCAGCTGCGCGCCGGCTACCGCAACGCCGCCTGACACCCCACCACACCGGGAGATCCCGCATGCCCGCAGAGCCGTACCTGATCGCCGGCATCCGCACCATGCCCGAACACATGACCAGCCCGCCGCAGGTCCTGTTCACCGCCTGGCTGCTCGCCGAGAACATCGACCGCACCCGTGGCAGCAGCATCACCGTGTGGGACGAGGACCCGATCCGCGCCGAGTTCACCCTGTTCGAGCAGGACGAGAACGGTACTCCGATCATCGAGACGCTCTACGTGTCCACACTGCCCCCCATGAGCGGCGTCGCTGGCGGCGACCCCGAATACCAGCCCTGATCTGACCGTCGCCCTCCTGGGCGCCCAGCACACACACGCCCAGGGAGGGCCCCACCATGGCCGTAACCGCCTACGTCTACGGACAACTCAACAAGAGCCTGATGTCCGGCCTGATCAACTTCACCTCAGACACCATCAAGGCCATGCTGCTGTCGGCCTACACCGTCGGCACGACGCTGGACAGCGCCCAGTTCCTGAACACCGTGACCGCGGCTGGCACCGAGGCGACCGGCTCCGGCTACACCGCCGGCGGCGCCACGTTGGCCTCGAAGACCGTCACCTACACCGCGGCCAACTCGTGGACCACGCAGCGCGCCAACAGCACGGCCTACACCGTCGGCGACGTCGTGCGCCCCGCCACCGGCAACGGCCTGGTGTACCGGTGCGTCGTCGCCGGCACGACCGGTGGCAGCATCCCCACGTACACCACGGTCGTGGGCGACGACTTCACCGATGGCGGCGTGACCTGGGTGGCCGAGGGCTCCGGTGTGCTCGTCGTAGACGCCGCTGACCCATCGTGGACGACTATCAACCCGGGCACGCTCGCGGGCAGCCACGTCGTGTTCTACAAGGACACCGGCACCCCCGCCACCAGCCCCGTGATCGTGCTGTGGGACCTCGGTGGCACGCAGACCGCCAGCAACGGCGGAACGTTCACCGCCACGCTGGACAGCACCGAGGGCCTGCTGACCATGTTCACAAGCTGACCCCCTCCGACGTCCGGCGTAGCTGTGCTGAGGGGGGCCCGTGGCGACGCGTCGTAACCTCTGCCTCAACCCAGCGGTCGGCAACAACACCACCGGCTGGGGCGGCGGGTCGACACCCGCCCGGACTGCGGTCAGCGGATTCGCTCGGTCCTGGGCCGCGAGATACACGGCCGGCACGTTCGCGGCCAGCGCGCCGACCAGCCTCAGCGCGGTCACCGTCGGCCTCACCTACACCGTCAGCATCTACCTGCGGCCAACCACCAACGGCGGCGGCAACATCTACATCGAGTGGCTCAACTCCGGCGGCGGCGGATTCGGCTACCCGTCCGCGAGCTATTCACTCACCGCCGGAACTGTTGGCCGCGCCTCTGTCACCGCCGTCGCCCCCACCAACGCGGTCGGCTGCCGAGTCGTCGTCGACGGCATCAACATGTCGGTCAACAGCGTCGACGCCACCGCGGTACTGCTGGAGCAGGTCGCCGCCCTCGACACCTACTTCGACGGCGACACCAGCGGCGCCACCTGGGACGGCACCGCAGGCAACTCGTCCAGCACGCTGACCGACTCGGCCACCGTCACTGCCGCCGGAGCCGCCGGAGCTATCCGCGTCCGCGCCTCGGCCGGGCTGCTCACCGCCGTCCGCGCCGTCTCCCTGCCCGGGGCTGGTGGGGCGGTCCGCGTCCGAGCGGGATCCGGCCGAATCCAAGCCGCCGGCGCCGCACCGCAGTCTGCTGCCGCCGGGGCCGTGCGGATCAGAGCATCCGCCGGAACCATCACCGCAGCCCGCCACGCCCCGCTCGCCGCAACCGCGGGCGCCATCCGTATCCGCGCCGGATCAGGAACCGTGACGGCCGCCCAGGCCGCCACCGTGACCGGTCGCCCCGGGGCGCTGCGCATCCGCGCGGGCGCCGGAACCGTCACCGCCGCCCAGGCCGCGCCCGTCACCGGCGCCTCGGCCAGTATCCGCACCCGCGCCGCCGCCGGGCAGGTCACCTCCGGCATCAGCATCACCGCCGCCGGGCCAGCCGCCGCCATCCGTCTCCGCAGTAGCGCGGGCCAGGCCGCCACCGTCCAGCACGCGCCGCTCGCCGGCACTTCGGCCCGGGCCGCCATCCGGGCGGGCTCCGGCACGGTGTCCACGGTCGCCGGCGGCGTGTCCGTCACGCTCACCGGCCCGGCCGCTGCCATTCGGCTCCGCACTGCAGCACCGGCCGTCACCGCAGCCCAGCAGCAGACCCTGACCGGCAGCACGGCCACGATCCGGCTCCGCCCAGGCGGCGGCCAGCTCGTCGCCGCTCAGCAGACCACGCTCACCGGCGGCCTCAGCACCGTACGGCTGCGCGCCTGCGCAGGCACCGTCACCGCCGTCGACCTCGGCGACGGCGTCCTCCTCACCGGCAGCCCCGGCACCATCCGCGTCCGCACCGCGCCGGGCCTGGTCATCACCACACAGCAGCCCATCCTCGTCGGCGCGGCCGCCGCGATCCGCGTCCTGGCCCGCGCCGGAACCGTGACAGTAGGCGACGGCTCCGAAGTCGAAGTGCCGCCCATTGGTGTGGGCCCGCCCCGCCTCGTCTGGGCGGTCAGCCCGCCGAGCACCCGCTGGTCCACCAGCCCGCCCCGGATCGGGAGGTCATGACACATGGCGTACATGGCCGCTTCTTCCAAAGAGGACGTGTACGTGGCCTGGGGGAGCGAGGCGGTTGGTCTGCCCGTGCAGATCGCGATCATCCCGTGCGTCTCGCCCGAGGACGAGCCGGCCGACGGCGACTACCACGACGCCACCTGGGACGGTTCTGAAGCGAGGCTGCTGATCGGCGCAGGTACCGACGTCGTCCTCACCCCCGGCCAGTACGTCGTCTGGGGGCGCCTCACCGCGGGCACCCGCCGCCCGGTCCGCCGGTCCGGGCTGCTGACCATCGGCACCCCATGACCACCCTGACCGCGTGGGAACACGCGGCCGCCCAGTTCCTGCCGCGCCGCCGCCGCTGGGCCACCCCCGGAGCCATGGCCGCCGAGCTCGACCCGACCACCGTGCAGACCCCGGCCCTCGACCTCATCGACGCCGAACTCGTCGCCCTGGCCGACGGCAGCGGCGACCGGCTCATGATCTTCATGCCGCCGCAGGAAGGAAAGTCGGTCCGCGCCTCCCACCGGTTCGTCGAATGGCTCCTCGTCGACAACCCCGACCTCCGCGTCGGCATCGTCTCCTACGCCGACGAGATGGCCCGCCGCTGGGGATCCGACATCAAGCTCGACGCCCAGACCTTCACCGGCATCGACGACACCATCGACCTCGGCATCCGCCTGCGCGCCGACTCCCGCGCCGCCGGACGGTGGCAGATCGACGGCCACAAGGGCGGCGTCTACTGCGTCGGCGTCGGTGGGGCACTGACCGGCAAACCGGTCGACGTGCTCGTCATCGACGACCCGATCAAGGACCTGGAGCAGGCGCAGTCCGCGGCCTACCGCGACCGGGCCTGGCGATTCTGGCAAGGCGTCGCCGTCCCGCGACTGGGCCCGGGCTCCCGGGTGGTGCTCATCCAGACCCGATGGCACGAAGACGACCCCGCCGGGCGGCTGCTGCAGCAGGACCCCGGCCGGTGGCGCGTCATCAGCATCCCGGCGATCGCCGAATCCGTCGACGACCCGCTCGGCCGGCAGCCGGGCGAGGCTATGGTGTCGGCCCGCGGCGATCGGGACTGGGCGCGGATCCGCCGCGACGTCGGAGAGTACGTGTGGGCCGCCCTCTACCAGCAGCGCCCCGCGCCGGCCGACGGCGGCCTGTTCAAACGGGCCGGGCTCCGCCACTGGAGCCCAGGCGCCGATCAGCGGCTCCTGCTCGGCGACCGGATGATCGACCTGCGCGACTGCTGGCGGTTCCTCACCGTCGACCTTGCCGCATCCACCAAGACGAGCGCGGACTACACCGCGGCCGCAGTCTGGGCCATCGGAGTCGACGGAGACCTCGTCATGCTCGACGGCATCCGCGAGCGCATGGATCCGGCTGGCCACTGGCCTGCCGTCCGCTCCCTGCGCGAGCGATGGTCGGCCGACGTCGTGTTCGTTGAATCGAGGATGTTCGGCACCACACTCGTCTACGAGGCGGGCCAAGCCGGGGTGCCGGTGCAGGAGCTGCACGCCGACGCCGACAAGGTCACCCGGGCCCTACCGGCCACCGCGCGCGCGGACTCCGGCCACCTGTGGTTCCCGCCGCAGGACCGGTTCCCCGAGGTGGCCGACTGGCGCGACGAACTCCTCGCCTTCCCGAACGGCAGCCACGACGACTGCGTGGACGTGGTCGCCTACGCCGCCCGCGTGGCCGGCGCCCACTGGCTACGGCAGGAACCCGCCGTCCTGGTCGACGCCCGCCGAGCATCCCGCGATGACGGCGTGATCGGCCAGGCATACGCCGCGGCGACCGGCGGCACCAGTGGCCTCGACTTCATGAACATCAACTACTGAGCAGGGGGTCCACGATGGTCAGCGCCCCCACCCGGGACATCGGCTCGCTGGAGAACGGCCTCTACGGCACGCTCTACACCGATCTCCTGGAGATCATCCCCGACCTCATGTGGCCGCTGTCCGTCCAGACCTACCAGCGGATGCGCCACGACCCTCAGCTCACCGCGATCCTCGCCGCCTACACCCTGCCCATCCGCCGCGCCACCTGGGCCGTTGACCCGGCTGGCTGCCGCGACGAAGTCGTCCAGACCGTCGCCGACGACCTCGGCCTGCCGATCCTCGGCGCGGACCAGGCGCCCGGCCCGGCGCGCAGGAGGGGTGTGCGCTGGGCCGAGCATCTCCGCCTGGCCCTGCTGTCGCTCGTCTACGGTCACATGCCGTTCGAACGCCGCTACGAGATCCGCAACGGGCAGGCCCGCCTGATCAACTTGGGCGAGCGGATGCCGCACACCATCGGCGCCATCGACATCAACCGCGACGGCACCCTCGCCGCCGTCCGTCAGGACCACGCCGCCGGCAAGCCCATCCCGGCCGACCGGCTGCTCTGGTACAGCCACGAGCGGGAGGGCGCGAACTGGACCGGCCGCAGCGTCCTCCGCGCGAGCTATGGGGCGTGGCTGCTCAAGCACGAGGTGTGGAGAGTCCACGCCACGTCCATCCGGCGTTTCGGCATGGGCGTCCCTTCAGTGGAGGCACCGCCCGGAGGGACCCCGGCGCAGGTCGCCGAAGCCCAGCGCATGGCATCAGCGGCCCGGGTGGGCGACCAGTCCGGCGCCGGCCTGCCGAACGGATTCACCTTCAAGCTCACCGGCCTCACCGGGTCGGTGCCGGACGCGATGGCGTTCATCGAATACCTCGACCAGCAGATGAGCCGCAGCGCGCTGGCCGGACTGCTCGACCTCGGCCAGACCCGCAACGGGTCGCGCGCGCTCGGCGAAACCATGCTGGAGCTGTTCTTCCTGTCGCTCCAGGCCGTCGCTGACGAGCTGGCCGACACCGCCACCCTCGGCACCAGCGTGAACATCGTCGACCTCAACTGGGGCGACACCGAAGCCGCACCGCGCATCGTCGCGACCGACGTCGGTGACCGGCACGAGGTCAACGCCGAGTCGCTCCAGTCGCTCATCGCATCCGGGGCCATCACCCCAGACGCCGAGCTGGAGGCGTACGTCCGCAGCGCTTGGCGACTCCCGGCCCGTTCGCCAGACGCGCCGCCCGCCCCGGACCCCCCGGTGCAGGCCCGCCGCCGACGCACCGCCCGGGCCCGCGCCCGCGAGGTACGCGCCGCCGGATCGGAGGGCGACCGGCGCCAACTCACCCTGACCGAGGCGCAGTCGGGGATGGACCCCGACGCCATCCAAACCGCGTGGGAGACCGCCCTCGACGACCTGCTCACCGCCTGGGCCGACATCAGCGTCGCCTGGCGGGACGACCTCGCCGAGCAGATCCGCGTACTGGTCGACGCCGGTGACCTGACCGGGCTCGCGGGGATGGTGCTCGACTCGGCTGAGGCGGCGCTGCTGCTCACCGACGCAATGATCGACCTGGCTGAACGCGCCGCCATGCAGATGATCGGCGAAGCCGCCTCCCAGGGCGTGATCGTCGAGCCGCCGCCCGTCAACGACAGCTACCTCGGCGACGTCGCCCGCGCGCTGGCCGAACTCCTCGCCGGATGGCTCGCCGGCGCAGCCGCCCGGGAGACGATCCGGCAGGCCGGACCGGACCGGCCGGGGGACGAGGTCGCCGCGGCGGTGGTCGCTCACCTGGAGGGCTTGTCGGACGCGTGGCTGCGCGAGCAGCTCGGCGGAGCGCTCAGCGTCGCCCAGACGGACGGCCGATTCAGCGTCCTCGACGCCGCGCCGGAGGCCGAATACGCCTCCTCCGAGGTGCTCGACCGCAACACCTGCAAGCCCTGCGCTGACCTCGACGGCACGACCTTCGAGAGCCTCGCCGAAGCCAAGGCCAACTACATCAGCGGCGGATTCATCGGCTGCGACGGTCGGCTGCGCTGCCGCGGCATCGTCATCGCGATCTGGTCCGACGAAGGAGAGCCATGAGGCTGAAGACCGCGCGGCCCACGGCCCGCCTGCGGCAGGGCCGCAACGACTGGTACCGCATCACCAACCTGGCCGACGGTGCCGCCGAGGTCGTCATCTACGACGAGATCGGCTTCTGGGGAGTCACGGCTGCGGACTTCATCCGCGACCTCAAGGCCGTCGCCGCCACCGAGATCACGCTGCGGGTCAACTCCCCAGGCGGCGACGTGTTCGACGGCATCGCCATCCACAACGTGCTGCGCAACCACCCGGCCACCGTCACCACCCACGTGGACTCCCTGGCCGCATCCATCGCCTCCGTCATCGCCCTGGCCGGCGACCGGATCATCATGCAGCCCCACAGCCAGATGATGATCCACGACGCGGCCGGCATGTGCATCGGCAACGGCTCCGACATGCATGACATGGCCGCCATGCTCGACCGGCAGTCCGACAACATCGCCGCCGTCTACGTCGAACGCGCCGGCGGCACCCTCGCCGAGTGGCGCGAGCGGATGCGCGCGGAGACGTGGATGTCCGCCGACGAGGCGGTCGCCGCCGGCCTGGCGGACGAGGTCGCACCGCGCCGCGACACCGACACCCCAGCCGCGACCAACAGCTGGGACCTGTCGATCTTCAACTACGCGGGCCGCGAACACGCCCCGCCGCCGATCCTGGCCACCGCCCAGGACCCGGCCCCCGAAACTCCCCCGGTCGAGCCGGCCGCGGGGCCCACCCCAACACCCGAAGGAGAGGCACCCATGCCTGCTCTGGACGAGGGCCTGCGTGAGCGGCTCGGCCTGAACGCCGACGCCGACGAGGCCACGATCCTGGCTGCGGTTGACGAGGCACTCGCCGAGCGCGCCGAGCCCGAGACCACCCCCGCCCCGGCGGCCGAGCCGGTCGCCGCGCAGCTGCCCGAAGGCACCGTGCTCGTCGACTCCGAGCGGCTCGCCCAGCTGGAGCGGCAGGCCGCCGAAGGCGTCGCCGCCCGCGCCCAGCAGCGCATCGAGGCCCGCGACCGCGACCTCGACGACGCCGTCCGCGCCGGGAAGTTCCCGCCCGCCCGCCGCGAGCACTGGGCGCGCCTGTACGACGCCGACCCCGACGGCACCCGGCAGACCCTCAACAGCCTCGCCGAAGGCACCATCCCCCTGGCCGACATCGGCGCCCCCGGCGGCGACGAGGACACCAACGGCGACGCCGAGTTCGACCGGATGTTCCCCACCTACAGAAAGGGCGCCTGAGTCATGGCCGACTACAGCCCCGTCTACACCGGCGGCGCGGCACCGTTCACGATGACCGCATCCGCCACGGTCACCGGCGGCCAGGTGCTCTTCGCGTCCGGCGTCGGCACCGTCGCCCCCACCGCCGGAGCGAACGGCGCCTACGTGGGAGTCGCCGCCCACGACGCCGCGTCCGGCGCCCGCGTCACCGTGTGGCCCATCCCGGGCGTCGTCCACGAGTCCGTCACCCCCGCCGGTGTCACCGCCGGCGGCGCCCTCACCTCATCCACCGCGGGCGGCGTCGACTCCGGCACCCTCGCCACGGTGGCGGCCGCCGGCACGCTCATCGGTACCGCCCTGTCCACCGCAGCCTCCGCGGCCAAGTGCCGTTGGATCGGCCGCTAAAACTCCCCGAAAGGAGATAGAGCATGCCTGGTTCCTACCCGGCCGCGCCGCCCAGCCTTTCGGGCGACCTGCTCTCCATCAGTCGTCTGCTGCAGTCGCCGACGCAGATCAATCGGCGGCTGCGCACGTTCGCCGACCTGCGATTCGTGTCCGACCAGATCCTCAAGCAGCGCTTCCGCTCGACCGGCGGCGCGGTGATGTACCAGGTGAGCGAGCCGATCCTGAACTCGCGTCCGGTCGAGGCAGTCGGCCCCGGCTCGGAATACCCGCTGGACACCCCGCAGACGGGCGCGGCCGCTGTCGCCGCCGTCCAGAAGTGGGGTCAGAAGATCTTCATGTCGGATGAGGAGATCCTGCGGAACGTCTTCGCCGGCGCGGCCGTGGACCGCAACCTGCGCAAGACAGTCAACTCGATCATCAAGCAGGTGGACTCGATCACCCTGTCGGCGGTCGCATCGGCGGTCACCGCGACGTCGGCGGCGGTCGGCGTGTGGGCGTCGGCAACGACGATCCTGCGGGACATCGAGAAGGCCAAGGCCGCGATCTACGACCTGAACGCGGGCTACAACCCCGACACGCTCCTCATGAGCAGCAACAAGTACGCGCTCATGGCGTCAGACCCGACGATCGCGACGCTGCGCCGCCGCGAGGACACCAACAACCCGGTCTACTCCGGTCAGATCGACATCCTCGACGATCTGACCGTCGTCGTCGCTCCCCTGTCGTCCATGCCCGGCGGCAGCGACGACGTGTGGGTGTTCGACACCGAGCAGCTCGGCGGCATGGCCGACGAGACCGACTCGGCGCCCGGCTACACAGTCACCGACATGGCGATCCAGGTGCAGAGCCAGCGCATCGCCGAGCGGGACGGCTGGGAGATGTGGGGGCGCCGCAAGACGGTGCCCGTCATTCAGGAGCCCTCCGCAGGCATCAAGATCACCGGCACGTGAGGACAATGCCATGACGAAGTACAAGGTGACCGCCCCGTGCGTGACCCACATCCCCGTGCCCGGCCCCGGCGGTATCTCGCTGACCACGCTGTACGTCGACGCCGTGCTGCCCGAGGGCGTCGACGAGGACCGGATCAAGCACCTGCTCGACTCCAAGCTGATCGTCGAGGTCGGCGCGGACGCGCAGCCCGAGGGCGTCGGCAGCGAGGAGACCAGCGAGAGCCGTACGGTCAACTCCCGCTCCAGCAAGGCCGAGCTCGTCGACCACGGCGTCGCCCAGGGCGGCGGCCGCGCCGAGCTGGAGAAGCTGAACCGCGACGAGCTGCTGGCCCGGTACGTCCGCCAGCAGTAGAGACGTGGTCCCGGCCGGGTGAGCCCCGTTGGCCCGGCCGGGCCACCCCCACAACCACATACCGAGGAGGGGATCGTGGCCGAACCATGGGCACCCACGCTGGAGCAGGTGGCCGACCACATCCCCACCCGCACCCGAGACGCCACCACCCCCGGCAGCGACGCGCTACTCGGCACCTGGAACGAGCACACCACCCCGACCGCCGAGCAAGCCAGCCGGTACATCGCCTCCGCAGTGGCCGAGGTTATGGGCGCCGTCGCCGGAACCGTGCCCGCCACCCCGACCTACCTCGCCGGCCTGGCCCGCAAGGCGGCCAGCCTCCGCGCGGCCGCCGACATCGAGCTGGCGTATCCGGATCGGGACGCTGACGTCCGCGTGTTCGAGCAGCTCGACCAGCGCGCCAAGGACGCCCTCGCCCGGCTCGTCGAGGCGGTCAGCGACGCCGGCGGCACCGGCACCGAAGGCAGCCTGCTGCCCGTCTACGCATTCCCGGATCCGGGCTGGCCCGGCGACTACCCCCTCTGAGGAGGTCCTCGTGGCTGCTGGCGGACGTGGGATCGACATCCACTTCAACGAAGCTGAGCTGGACCGGCTCCTGCGCGGCCCTGACGGGCCCGTCGCCCGCAAGATGGCCCGCTACGGGGAGATCGTCACCCAGGGCGCGAAACGCAGGGCGCCGGTGTCGCCGCGCGGGTCCGGCGGCCGACCATCCGGCTACCTCCGGTCGAAGATCGGCTGGCAGCTCGGCCGCGACACCATCGGCCTCTACGTCGACATCGCCTCCCCAGCCCGCACCCCGCAGGGCGAGCCGTACGGGCTGTTCATGGAAGTCGGCACAAGAGCCCACATCATCCGCGCGAAGAAGCCCGGCGGCTGGCTGCGCTGGGTCTCCGGCGGAAAAGTGCACTTCGCCCGCCAGGTCAACCACCCCGGCACCAGCCCGCAGCCGCACCTACGCCCAGCGCTCGAAGACCTCCGAGGCGCCTGATGGCCTACATCATCGCCGTCACCGCCGTCCGCAACTGGCTCAACTCCCGAAACGACCTCGTCGGCCCCGGCCGGCCGATCGCCCGCGGCGCCTTCCGGCAGCACCCCCGCTCGCCCGCCGACGGCGCCTACGTGCTGCTGTCCCGCATCGGCCGCGCGGGTGACCTGGTGGCCGAGGAGCTCGTCGACAGCCCCCGCATCTCCGCGTCGATCTACGCGGGCACCGACGAGGCCGCGGAGATCGCGGCCGTCGCCTACTGCAACGCCCTCGACGGCCTCCGCGGCGCCCCAGCCGCCATGGGTGACACCAGCTGCCTGGTGGCCGAGGACATCGTCGGGCCGCTGCTGGTCGACAACCACGACAGCGAGAGGGAGCAGTACCAGTACCTGGTCGACGCCACCTTCGTCCTCATCTCGACCCCGATACCTGCCTGACCTGGAGGAATTCATGGCGGCATTGACCACACAGGTCCTCACGCCAACCGGTATCGCCCCGACCTACGCCGCCGTCGGCGGGTCGGGCGACTCCTTCACCCCCGGCGATCACGTGTTTCTGCACGTCAAGAACGCGGGCGGCTCACCGAGCACGGTCACGGTGACCACGCCGGGCACCGTGGACGGCCTTGCTATCGCCGACCTCACCGTCACCGTGCCGGCCACCACCGGCGACCGGATGATCGGACCGCTGCCCGCGCGGACGTTCGCCAAGACGGACGGTCAAGCGGACGTGGCCTGCTCGCCGACGACGTCGGTGACGATCGCGGTTGTGAAGGTCGGCTGATGACCACCCGCGCTCCGAAGCCGGAGCCCACCGAGCAGTCCGTCCACGACGTCACCCCAGCCGCCGACGAGGCTCCGCCGTACTACATCGCCGACGCCGCGCTGTTCATCGACTTCGCCCGCGCCTTCAACGTCGGCGACCGGGTGCCCGTCGAGCACGTCACCCGGTACGGCTGGCACGACCAGGTGCACGCCCCCGAGCAGACCCCCACGAACGAGCCTGAGAGCCGCACCGGCCAGGCCACCACCACAGAGAAGGACGGTGCCTGATGGCGCGTGGTAACCCCGGAGCGATCGCCCTCGGCCCCGGCATCCTCTACATCGCGGTCCTGGCCACCCCGGAGCCGGCCGACCTCGTCACGGCCTGGTCCAGCGTGTCCGCGAACTGGCTGCAGCTCGGCTACACCGACGAAGGCTCGACGTTCAACTACAGCGTGAACAGCGAAACGGTGGAGGTGGCCGAGGAGCTCGACCCCGTCCGCTACGCCCTCACCAGCCGCGAGCTCAGCGTGGAGTTCGCGCTGGCGGAGATCACCGCTAGCAACCTGAAGCGGGCCCTCAACGGCGGCACCATCACCACCCCGGGCGCTGGCCTGGTGAAGTTCGAGCCGCCGCTGCTCGGCGAAGAGGTGCGCACCATGCTCGGCTGGGAGTCCGAAGACCACACCGAGCGGTGGGTGTACCGGCAGTGCTTGCAGGTCGGCAACATCGGCATACAGCGGCGCAAGGGCTCGGCCAAGGCCACGCTCGGCTGTGAGTTCCGCGTCGAGAAGCCGTCGTCCGGGACCCCGTTCTCGGCGCTGATGTCGTCCCCGACGAGGCTCTGATGGCACGCCGCACCTACACCTCCGCCCCGGCCAAGCCCCAGCCTGGTGTCGTTCTGCCGTACTTCACCCTGGACGGCGTCACCTTCACCTGCACCGACCAGCTCGCCCTGTTGGACCTGTCGGAGTTCGCCCGCCTCGCCTCCCAAGGCCTGGACTCCGACAGCCCCGACGGCATCGCGGCCATCGGCGAGTTCCTCACCGCGATCCTGGGCGACGTCACCTACCAGCGGTTCCGCCGCCACTGCCGCCAGCACAAGACGGACGGCGAGACGATCGTCGCGATCATCGGCGACCTCATCCAGGACTTCTCCGCGCGCCCTACGAGCAGGCCCTCGGACTCCTCCGATGGGCCGCCGAGCACCGAGGGTACTGCCAGGGTCGTTTCGCTCTCGCGGGGCACCGTGGAGGAGGTCCCAGCCGAGACGGTGACGGCAGAGCCGGAGTTGGTCCGCTACGGCTGACCGACCTGCCGCTTGTTGACTACCTCGACATCGTCGAGGCGCTCTACATCGAACGGCGAGACACCGTGCTGCGCAACACGCTGCTGCTCGGTCTCGCTGGGGCGGCGGACAGCGACATCGATCCTGACGTGCTCGCCGAGTTCGCCGCCCAGGACGAGCCCAGCGTGGTCCAAGACCCGCAGGCGCGGCAGGCGCTGATCGCCCAACTCGCCGCCGGATAACTCAAAGAGATTGGACGGGGGTGGCTTGTGGCTGCCCTGGCCGAGGCGTTTGTGCGGGTCCGCGCGGACACGACCGGTGTCCGCGAGGACGTCCGCCGCGACTTCGAGAAGACCGGCGGCGAGTCCGGCGACGCCTTCGGCCGCCGCTTCACCCGCGACGCGAACGGGCGTCTGCGGGACGAGCGTGGCAAGTTCGTGTCCGAGGGCGAGAAGCTCGGCGAAGGCATCGGCGACGGCGCCGCCAAGGGCTTCGCCAAGAAGATCGGGGGCGGAGGCGGGGGCGGAGGCGGGGGCGGATTCGGCGACATCATCCGCCGCGCCTTCGCCGCGATCACCCCGAACATCCCCAACCTCGTCAGCGGGTTCAGCCAGATCGGCGACTCCGTCGGCGACCTCAGCCAGCGGATAGGCCGCCTCGGCGTGACCGGCACGTCCGCACTGGCCGGCCTGACCACGACCCTGGGGAAGCTCGGCATCACCGGAGGCGCCGCGCTGGCCAGCCTCACCGCAGGCCTGACCAAGCTGGGCGTCGGCGCCGCAGCCCTGTCGACGCTCGCCGCGGCTGCGGCGTCGGCCACAGCGAGCATGGTGGCGCTGGCCGGCGCGATCGCCCCGGCGTCGGGGCTGTTCGCCGCGCTGCCGGGCGCGATTGCGGGTGGCGTGGCGGTGATGGGCACCCTCAAGATCGCCTTGCTCGGGGTGGCGGACGCGTTCACGGCTGCCATCTCTGGTGACTACGAGGATTTCCTTGATGCTGTCGCCGACCTGTCGCCGGCGGCCTCGGCGGCGGCGTTCGAGTTGAACGAGCTGTACAACCCGATTCGGGATCTGCGGGTTGCGGTCCAGGACGCTTTCTTCACCCCTCTCCTTGGCCAGATCACACAGCTCAGCGTGCTGCTTGGGCCGCTGCAGGACGGCATGGCCGGTGTGGCCGCCGAGTTCGGCCGGGGTGCGCTGCAGCTTGCCGAGTTCGCCCGGTCGGCGGAGTCAGTGGCTGCTATCGGCGCGATCTTCGCTGATCTTCGCCGGTCGATCGCCGACGTTACGCCAGCGCTGACGCCGCTGCTGGCCGGATTCCGTGACCTGGCGGTCGTCGGGTCGGGGTTCTTCGCGGGCCTGGCGCCGGGCATTGCCCGGACGGTGGCCGAGTTCGGCGAGTTCCTGTCACAGGCGTCGGCGTCTGGGCGGGCGCTGGAGTGGATGACCACCGGTCTGGCCGTGCTCAAGCAGCTCGGCCAGGTCGTCCTGCAAGTCGGCGGAATCTTCGAAGCGGTGTTCCGCGCGGCGGGCAAGGCCGGCGGAGACGCTCTGGGCGGCCTCATCGGGCTGCTGCGCAACATCAACGCCGCCCTGTCGTCCCAGGAGGGACAGGCCAGCCTCGTCAAGATCTTCGAGTCGTTGCAGCAGGTCGGCGCGGCCCTCAGCCCTGTGATCAGGGCGCTGCTCGACGCGCTGGGGGCGATCGCCCCGGTCGTGGCGGACATCGCGGTCGCGTTTGGCCCAGTCCTCACTTCGGCGGTCCAGGCGCTCGCGCCAGCGCTCGCCGCGCTCGGCCCCGGCATAACGGCTGTGGTCCGCGGGCTCGGCGATGGGGTCGCCGCCCTGGCGCCCTCCCTGGTGCCTCTCGCCCGGGCGCTGTCAGATGTCCTGGGCGCGGTTTCGCCGCTGATCCCTGTAGTCGCGGAGATCGCGGCGATCCTGGCGGGTGGCCTTGCTGCTGCGCTGAAGGCGATCATCCCGTCAGTCGTAGCGTTCGCGAAGGCACTCAAGCCCGCCCTCGAAGCAGTCGGCCCCGCCGCGGCGGCGGTGTTCGGCGCCCTGGCTGAGTCGATCACGAAAGTGACGCCTGCACTGGCGCCACTCGGCCGGGCGATCGGCCAGGTGGCCGGAGCCTTCGCGCCGCTGCTCGCACAGCTGGGCCCGGCGATCACTGCGCTGATGCCCGGCATCTCGGCGATGGCCACCGGGTTGGCGTCGGCGTTCGCCGCGCTGGTGCCAGCGCTGGTGCCGATCGGTCAGGCGATCAGCCAGGCGTTCACCGCTATCGGTCCGGTGTTCGCCGCCATCGGTCAGGCGATCGCGTTGCTCGCCCCGCAGATCGCCACGGTGGTGACGGCGTTCGCACCCCTTGTGTCTGTCCTCATTGGCGTCCTGGCGCCTGCTCTGGCGGCTTTGGCGCCTGGTCTGGTCGCGGTCGGCGAGGCCCTCGCGACTGCGTTCGCCAACCCGGCCGTGTCCGAGGCGCTGCTGTCGCTCGGTGAGGGAATCGCGAATCTGCTGATCGCGGTGGCGCCGCTGATCCCGCCGCTGATCGAGCTGGCGGCGATTCTGGTTGAACGGCTCGGCTCTGGTCTGACGACGCTGGCGGCTCTGCTCACCCCGGTGATCTCCGCCTTGGTGGATGCGCTAGCACCGATTCTGCCGGAGATTGCCCGCCTGTTTTCCGAGGTCAGCTCCGCCCTCTTACCGGTCGCCTCCCAGTTCGGCAACGAGCTCGCGGGCGCGCTGCGGGAGCTGATGCCTCATATCCAGCCGATCATGGATGCGCTGCGCGAGGTCGGCGGGCAGATTCTGACCGCGCTGCGGGATGTGTTGCCGCAGGTCACCCCACACCTGGGAACGCTCGCGAGGGCGTTCAGTGAGGTCTTCGTCGAGGTGGCCAAGGTCCTACCGGATTTGATCAAGTTCGGGGGCGAGGTTCTCGTCGCGCTGATTCGGCAGCTGCCGGTTCTGGTGCCGATGATCACGGATCTGGCGCTGCAGTTCCTGGAGGTGTTCAAGCAGCTCACCCCCCTGATTCCGCCGCTGTTGAAGCTGCTCCTGGAGATCGTCAAGCCTCTCATACCTGAGCTGCCGAAGCTGTTGCCGCCCTTGATCGAGCTGGCCAGGGTTTTCACTGACCTGCTGATCAAGGCGACGCCGCTGATCAGCAAACTCCTGGAGTCGGAGGAGGTGGCGCGGATCGTGAAGATCGGGTCGCAGAACATGATCCTCGCGTTCGGGCTGGTGCGAGACGCGATCAACTTCGCGGTCGGGGCGATCCAAACTTTCATCGGCTTGTTCTTCGGCCTCCCCGGTCAGGTGGATGCCGGCTTGGGCCGCATGGGTCAGGCGATCAAGGGCTGGGCCAACAGTGTGATCGGATGGTTTGAAGCGATCATCAACATCCTCGCCTCCGGCGTCCCCGGCATGGGCCAGGTGCACTTCCCCCGCCTGGCGAACGGTGCGATCGTCGACCGGGCCACGATGGCGATGATCGGCGAAGCTGGCCGGGAGGTCGTCATCCCGCTGACCCGGCCGCGCCGCGCGGTGGAGCTGGCCGAACAGTCCGGCCTCACCGACCTGCTCGCGCATCACTTCAAGGTGCCGGACCTGTCCGCCAGGCCGCTCGCCCTGGCCGGCGCCAATGCTGCCCCAGCAGCCGCTGTGGCGGGTCCGGGATGGGATGACCGGCCGCTCATCGGCACCTACGTCGCCGCCCCCGGCCAGTCGCCGCAGCGGCTGATGTCGGACCTGCGCGTCGAGGCGATCGGAGCGAAGTGGTAATGGCCGCCGGCGACCTCATCACCCGCGACCATCAGATCGAGTTCCGGGGCCTGCTGCTCGGGTCGACCACACCGTACGGCTGGCAAACCCTGGAAGGTTGGGACCAAACCGTCACCGTGGGCAACAAGCCCAGAAATAGCGGTGACGGCTCCTACCCAGGCAACGGGCGCCGGCCGGAGCGGGCCATCGTCTGGGCCTTCCAGATGCACCCCGCCGCCGCTGAGTTCGCGGCGGCGGTGGCTGCGGTGGAGCAGATGGCTGCGACCGTGCGCGATGCGACGGAGCATCCGCTGGTCATCGCTGACCGGACGGCGACGCGCATGGTGTATGCCAAGTGCACCCGCTTGGTGATGCCCCGCGACAAGCTGTTCGCCGCCGGCATCGTCAAGTGCGGCCTGCAGTGGGTTGCCTCCAACCCGGCCAAGCTGGAGCTCACTGAGCGGTCGGTGACGATCGCCGCACCGACCGCCGGGTCCGGGGGGCTCACCTACCCACTGTCGTATCCGATCACGTACGGCACCGCGGGCGGCCCATCCAACGCGACGTGCACGAACTTCGGGACCGAGCCCGCAGATCCGATGCTGACTTTCGTGGGCCCGTTGACGACGCCCCGCGTGGTCAACAGCACGCTGACCCGGGCGCTGGAGTTCAACATCACCCTCGGCGCGGGGCAGACGCTGACGGTTGATGTGGGCCGCGGCACGGTGCTGCTGGACGGGGTAACGGACCGGTTGACGGCCCGTACCAACAGCTCGGTGCCGGTGCGGGCGTTTCAACTCGACCCGGGCGACAACAACCTCACGCTGCTGGCCGCGTCGTTCGGGGCGGGCGCGCAGCTCGCCGTGACGTGGCGCTCCACTTACTGACCACCCCCGACTTGTTGAGGAGGCGTCTGTGACGATTCGTACGTTGGCGCTCGCATCCGCCGCCACCAGCATCCAGGACCACCGCCTTGCGTTGGGTGCGTTCATGGGCCCTGGCAGCACCGTGTTGGAGCGCCGGGGCGGCATCTACTACTACCCAGGCGCAGCTGACCTGGTGAGCGCGTCCGCCCTGCAGGCGAACGTCACGCCCTTCGTAGCCGTTGTGGACGGCACCAGCAACAGCCTGCAAGGACAAGTCGTTGTGGTGGCCGATGCCAACGAGACGCTCACTTTCGCGGCGGGCGAGGCCGCTGTGGCACGTACCGATCGGGTGGTGCTGCAGGTCAGGGACAACACCTTCGACGCCTCCGGCAGCACAGACGCCAGGGTCGTGATCGTGAAGGGCAACACCTCGACGGGCGCGGCTACTGCAGTCCCGGCCAGCAGCCTGCTGCTGTGGGAGGTCGTCGTCCCGATCGGCGCGTCATCGATCACGTTCTCGTCGGCCCGGACGGACCGGCGGCAATGGATCGCGACGCCGATGCGGATCCCCGTCAACTCCTCCACCGAGCGCGACGCACTGCCCGCCATCCCGGGCCTGGAGGTGACCCGACTCGACACGGGCGACATCCAGCAGTATTGGTCGAGCGCGTGGCGAACCCTGCTGCCGGTCGCCGCCCCGACGTCTCAGGTGTCATTCGTGCGTAAAACGTCGGACACGGCACGGTCGAACGCGGCGTCGCAGACGGCTGACCCTCATCTGACGTTGGCGGTGGCGGCGAACTCCACGTATCTGTTTGACGGGTTTCTCATTTACTCCGGGCCCACCGCAGCCGACTTCGCTTTCGGTTTTACTCTGCCCAGTGGCGCTACGTCACAGTTCGCTGCCCATACTCTTGCGGACACTGCTGGGGCGACGTACGGCGATATAGACATGCGTGTCTATGCTCCCCCATCGGTTTTCTTCATGGGGGCGGCGGCGAGCAATGCGGCTTCCATGCCTAGGGGGATAATTCGTACTGGTGGTACGGCTGGAAATGTGACTCTTATCTGGAGTCAGGTTATAGGTAATGCGTCTGCCACTACTCTTTATGCCGATAGCTATATTCGGCTGGAAAAGGTCGCCTGACGTGGCGTTGCATCGCTGCGTCGTCGCCGACTTCTTGAGCAACACGACGCTCACTGAGATGGATCTTGCGGTGGACACCTGCCAGCGCAGGATCATCGTGCCGGGCCAGTTCTCTGCGACCGCGCCGCTGACGAACCGGGACGAGGCCGCGAAGGCGCGGAAGATCGTCGTCAACCGCACGAAAATCCACATGTGGAAAGACAACATCCCCTGGGGCACGTACTTCATCAGATACGCCCAACCCGAAGAAGACGAAGAAGGCAACCTCACACTCCGCATCACGGGCCAGTCGCTGGAGGTCTACCCCTACCTCCGTAAAATCCGCACGACCCTCAACTATGCGGGTATGGACCAGCTCGACATCGCCCGCGCGCTCCTCAACAACATGGCCAGCCGACCCGAAAGCGATATTGGGCTGAACCTCATGGCCGGCCTGTCTGGCGTCACCCGCGACCGCACCTACAAGGCGGGTGAGAACGCCTCCTACGGCACCCGGCTGGAGCAGCTTGCCAACGTCATCAATGGCTTCGAGTACATGGTCAGGACCGTGCTCGACCCCGACACCGACCAGCTGCGCTACGACTGGGTATGGGGCTATCCCACGCTCGGCTCTCCCGAGGTCGTCCGCGACATCACCCAGCCCGGCCACATCAAATCGTGGGCCATGCCGCAGGACGGCACCGAAGCCGGCAACGCCTGGCAGACGATGGGCGACACCCTCAACGACGACCTCGGCACGCCGTCCGAGCCGGTCATGAGCCTCGTCTACGAGGACGCCGCACGTCTCGCAGCAGGTGAACCGCTGCTGGACCGGACGGAGACGTACTCCTCGGTGAAGCTGCAGTCCACGTTGAACGCGTACGCGCAGCAGCTGCGTGACACCCGGTCCGGGCCGGTCACCGTCCCGCAGATCCGGGTGCGGTTCGATGACAGCTTCTCGATCGACCCGAACTATCTCGGCGATCGGGCAAGGTTCACGCTGCTCAACGACTACTACCCGCTCGACGACACCGGGGCTCCGACGTTCAGCCGGGACTGGCGGATCGTCGGCATGGATCTGAAGACGCCGAAGGGCGAGGACCAGGAAGCAAGCGCTGAGCTGCTGTTCGAGGGGGCCACCTGATGGCGACACCCAACTACCCGAAGAGCAACGGTGACGTTCAGCGGGAGCTTCGGCAGGGCATCATCGAGGCGCAGGCGGCCGCGCAGAATCGGGTGGAGTTCGTCCAGGCGTCGAAGGGGTTGATTCTGCCGAATCTGGCCGGGCATCCGGCTGCTCCGGCGTCTGGTGTGATCTTGTACGCGCTCGCCGGGCATCTGTGGTGCAAGGAGGCCGATGGCTCCCCGCATCAGCTCACGTCGTGATCAGGGGGTGTCGGCGGTGACCCGGCACACCCCGTACGGGCCGTCCTCGGTCTCCTCCCGGGCCACCTTGCCGTCGATGATGATTCGGCACGTCACGGTCCCCTTGTCGCTGGCGTTTTGCACCCAGAAGTAGAAGTGCCGGAGCTCGTCGACCTTCAGCTCTTTCCGGTAGGGAAGCGGCACGCCGTTGTCCTGCGTGATGCGGTAGTTCGCACTGCCGGTGATGTTCAGCGCGCTGGTCGCGCCGTCGGATCCGATGGCTTCGAACACCACGGTGTGCTTTCCGCTGCCCTGTACGGCGGAGCTGCTGGAGTCTGAGGTCGGGGTGCTCAGCGCCGTGGTGCCGACTCCGGCGATGGCGCCGGCCATGACGAGGACCCAGTAGAGGATCCACAGGCTGGTGAGGATCCAGCCGAGGACGACGCCGGCGAGCGCCATGCCGTGTCCGTCAGTGCGGTCGCGTTTGATCTGGCCGAGGGAGACGTGGCCGAACACGATGGCCAGCAGGCTGGTGAATCCGCAGGTGATGAACCCTGTCAGCCCGAGCACCAAGCTGGCCACGGCGAGGCCGTTGGTCTTGGTCGGCGACGGTTGCTGGGGGGCGTAGCCGTACGGCTGGCCGTAGCCCTGCTGCTGGTAGGGGTCTTGCTGGCCGTAGTTGGGCGGGTAGCTCACGGATTCTCCACGTTCCTGGGGGTGCGTGTGAGACGCCTGAGACGCCGCCCTGGGTTACGTGTGGCCGGATCCGGCCACCCCTGAATCGTGTCGCCTGCGCTGGGATGGTGCGCCCCTGAGGGAGCGCAGGCGACACCCTCTCTTCTTCTCGGCCTCGGGCCGTACTCATATCAGGAGGTCGTGTGGAGTGGGCGCAGGTCCCGATCGTTCAGGGCGGGGCGGTCGGCCTCGTGCTGGCGATCATCTGGCTGATCGCCCTCGGCCGGCTCGTCCCCCGTTCCACTCTGGAGGACGTGCGGGCCGACCGGGACGCCCGGATCGCAGAAGCGAACGACGACGCGACCCAGTGGCAGCAGCTGTACATCAGCGAATGTCAGGCGCACGAGACCACCAGGAAAGCGCACGCCGAGGAGACCCGGGCCGCGCTGGTCGCCTCGACCGAGGGGGCGCAGATCGCCGCGGCGCTGCTGACGGAGATCAGGAATCGGCAGATCGAGGCCCAGCCATGAGCAGACCTGAGGATCAGCGGCCGGACATCGACGAGGCCACCCGGCTGGTGGAGGAATCCCAGCGGCGTGCTGCTGCCGAGCAGGCGCGGGCCCGTGAGGCTGCGGGCCGTTCGCTGTCGATCGCGCGGCTGTTGCGTCGGCTGCGGGAGGAGAACGGGTTCGGCCGGCTCATGGATGAGGCATTTGGAGGCGGTCGTGGGTGAAGGGCTCAGGTTGATCGGCAGTTTGCTGGTGGTGGTGACGGCGTTGCTGGCGTGGGCGTGTGTGATCGCCCAGGTGCTGCTGGCGCGGTGGTGGCAGACGTCCGCCGGCCGACACGTGTTCGTGTTCCAGCTCGTGCTGGCGCTGTGCACTGGCCTGTGGGCGTTGCGGCTGCTCATCCCGGATGGCGACTGGTTTCAGGTGGCCCGCCTGGTGGCGTTCACTTTGGTGCCGTGGGTGCTCGGCTGGCGTTTTTTGATCATTTTGCAGACCTGGCGCAAGGGGCGCCGTCAGCGAGAGGAACACCGATGAAGCTGGTGACGCGCGCGCAGTGGGGAGCCCGCCCGGCGAAGCGGGGCCTGACAGCACTGCCATCCGCCCGCGGCGTGAAGGTGCACTACGTCGGCTCCCGGGTGAACCCCAGCCCCACGAAGACCTGCGGGGCCCACTGCCGGGACATGGTCCGAGGCATCCAGAACCATCACATGGACGGCAACGGCTGGTCGACGATCGCCTACAACTTGCTCGTCTGTGAGCACGGCACCGTGTTCGAGGGGCGCGGCAAGGGCATCATGTCGGCGGCCAACGGGGAGGGCCTCAACGGAGGGCACTACGCCGTCTGCGCCCTGATCGGCGACAAAGGACTGGTCGAGCCCACCGACGAGCTGCTGAACGGCCTGGTCGACGCGATCGGCTACCTGCGCAACCACGGCGCTGGCCGAGAGGTGAAGGGGCACCGCGACGGCTACGCCACCAGCTGCCCGGGAGATCGGCTGTACCGGTGGGTGAAGGCGGGTGCGCGCCGGCCGGACGCCCCGGAGGAGAAGCCGATCGAGGTCGTCATCAAGAACGGGATCGCTGTGTGGCCGGGCCGTGTGCTCGAGCTGGTGGATCCGATGATGCGGGGCGAGGACGTGCGCGCGTGGCAGGCCCGCCTGGCGCGGCGCGGCTGGAAGGTCGACGTGGATGGCTGGTACGGCTCACAGTCCCGGTCGGTGTGCCGGTCTTGGCAGCGCGCTGTGGGCCTGCCGGTGACGGGTCGAGTGGATGAGGCGACGTGGGATTCGGCGTGGTCGTGGCGGCCGCCGACGCCGGGCGAGGTCGATGAGACGAACTGACCCGACGAACTCTCAACTCTCAGTTGATCGTTGCCCTGGCCAGCACAAACGTGCTGGCTCTTATAGTTTTCCGCCCCAGTTTGAGGGCGGCGATTCCCCTCAGGAGGGGCGCATGAAGATCTTCGGACGCGAACCCGTCGTCTGGCTGGGTGCCATTTCGGCTGTCCTGGCTGTGCTCGTCACGGTCCCGGCCATAGGTCTCACCGCGGATGCGGCGGCCTGGATCATGGTCATCGTCTCCGGCGTATTCGCGATGGCGGAAGCCGCCATGACCCGCCCGTTCGTCGTCACGGCGCTGACGGGCGCGGTGCGGACTGTGCTGACGGGGCTGGTGTTCTTCGGGCTCCCGCTGTCGGAGGAGACCTCTGGCGCGATCGTGGCCGCGCTGAACATGGTGCTGGCGCTGGTGCTCGCGAACTCGGTGACGCCGGCGGCGGATCCGGCGCCGGGCTTCGTCCGGGCCCAGGGCGCCGGTGCGATGGTGGGGACGTCGGGGTATCACCCTGGTGATCACGCCGGTCAGGACCTGAGGAGCCTGTAGGCCGAGAGCACTACCTACCCCGCATACTGGAGGTGGGGGCCCCTGACGTGCGGACACACGGCTCGGGGCCCCACCCAGACATCAGAGCGCCCGTCCCCTTCGTAGGGGGCGGGCGCTCTTTCGTCATATGTGCGCTGGTCGCGCTATCCGTTGGCGGCGTCGGCGTAGTCGCCCAACGCCTTGTTGAGCAGGGCAGTGGCCAGGTCAGCGGCCTGCTCCAGGAGCGTCTCGTTTAGTGCCAACCCGAGCATCACACTGTCGGGGTCGCGCATGCGTGCGGCGCTCACGGGCTGGCTGAATCTCACCGCGGCCCAGGTGCGCCCATGCGCAAAGCCGGAGCACTCCTGCCATCGGGCCAAGGCCTCTGGCATGTTCACAGCCGTACCAGCGGCACGCACGGTATGGGAATAGCGGAAACGTTCTGTTACCTGCTGCATGCGAAGCCCTAGCTCCTTCGCGATTCCATCAATCTGCTTTATACGGTCCGTTGCCTTCTGGCCAGGCGGAGACGGTACATGGCCAGTGGTCCTCTCCCAATAGGAGCGTTCGGTCATGTCGTGGCGCCAGACGCGCAGCGTCCGCTCTCGACGGTGGGCGCGGTTCGGGTCATCAAGGATCCACACAGCGAGCGAGCTGGGTTCGATCACCCCACGCAGCAGCGTCCATGGGGCGGCGTTGGTGACTTCTCCAGCCTTCATCACAAGGGAGCGGAGGGCGATCACATGGTCTACTGCCGCTCCGATGGAGCTCGTTACGAGAGAGGAAACCTTGTATCCCCCCATGCCGACATCGTCTTGTGCCAGCGAGCTGGTCGGGCCGACCTCGTCCAAGCCAAAGCTGATCTGCTGCTCGGTGTGCTCCGTGAGGGATTCCGCGATCTCAAAGAGTTCGGAAAGGAACTGCATGTTGGCGTTACTCATGGGGTGATGACGTTACGCCGTTATGTCGTTACTTGCTCAGCATTTTCTGTAGGTGGTCCCGGCTCCCCTCGCCGGAGCCGGGACCTATCACCTCAGACGTCTCACGCGCCCCTCAGGTTGTCCGGCGAGTCTGTACGGAGATCACCGCTCATGACGGCTTCCGCGTCCTCCTGCGTGCCGCCGGCAGCGAGGGTAAGCCGGGCCCGGGCGGCGTCGCGGTCGAGGCGGGCGAGCGCGGGCACCAGGCCGTCGATGCTGTCGTTCATGCTCGCTCTGCGGGTTGATCGTCCGCAGTCGCTCTGCAACAGAAGAGCCCCGCCATCCTTCGGGACGGCGGGGCTCTTCGTCATGCTCGGTCAGGCCAGCGCTGGTTCATGCCAGCCGTGCACGCCGATCCCCACGCCGCTGCGATACGCCTCGACGCCCGCCGCGGTGTACGGCACCGTGTTGTCCGGCAGTTGGTCGGCCGGCACCCAGGCGAGCCCGCCGCACTTGTGCGGCTCGGCGTTCACCACGTCGCCGTCCCACGACGACACCGCGAAGAACACCCCGATCCGCGGGAGCCCCTCCGGTGACAGGTGGTGGATGACAGTGGCCGGCTGCAGGTCCGCCGGGCTGATGGTGACGCCGACCTCCTCGAAGGCCTCCCGGATGGCGCACTCCACCACCGTCTCGCCGGGCTCCAGGTGGCCGGACGGCAGGCAGTACCAGCCGTCGCGGTAACCCGTACCCTCCCGGAGGGAGAGCAGGATCTGATCGCCGCGCTGCAGGATCACGTGGACGTCGACGGTGACTTGATACCGCTCTGCCATGGTGGGCCTCCTGGTGGTGCGAGCGTTACCCGCGTGACGATAGTCGACGGATGCGGTCGGTGATGGCCGCTGCGGCGACTTGCGGTGGAACCTCCCCGGTGTCGATCCGGTAGTACGGCGGGAACCCGTCCTCGGCGAGGACGTCGGCCAGCTCGTCGTACAGCTGGGCCTCGATCGCACTGGACCCGTCGTGCTCGAACCGGGAGTGCACACCTCGTACGGTGAGCCGCTGCTCCAGGGTGGCCGGGGCGGCGGTGACGAGGACGGACAGGTCCGGCCGGGCGGCCAGAGCGTTGAGCTGGCGGATGTAGTCCAGCGGGACGCCGTCCCTCACCTGGAGCACGTAGGAGGAGGGCACGTATCGGTCGCACACCACCACCGCGCCCCCCGCCAGCGCAGGGTGGATCTCGGCGGCCAGGTGGTGGTAGCGATCTGCGGCGACCAGGCAGGCCAGCGCGGTGCCGGAGAACGTTGCGGTCTGGTGGCGGGCCACCGTGCCGAGGGGGCCGTCGGACGGCTCCCGGGTAGCGAACACTGGGATGCCTGCGGCGGCGAGCTGCTCGGCGACCAGGGCGACGAGTGTGGACTTGCCGGCGCCGCCGGGCCCGTCCAGGGTGACGAACAGGCTCATGCGGTCCTCCGGGAGTGCTGGGCGCGGGCGAGGTCGGCCAGGTGCTGGTGGATCTCCTGCTCGGTGGCCTCGCCGAACTGGATGCCGGAGGAGAAGTTGAACTCGTCGCGGCCGCGGAGCTCCTCGCTGCTGCCGAGGTCGACGGGCGCGTAGTCCAGGAGCTGCTCGGCGGTGTAGCGGCCGGTGGCCATGAGCCGCGTCCACTCGGGGGTGCCGGGGTAGGGGCGGAACTGGAACACCGATGCCCGGAACGTTCCCGGCGTGGTGGCGGTGAGGTCCCACAGGCGGTGAATCAGGTCGACGGTCTCGCCCAGCTCCGCCCGGGTTTCGGTGGGGAAGCCGAGGATGAAGTAGCCCTTGATGCGGATGCCGCGGATGGTGAGCCGCTGCACCACCGACAGGATCATGTCCCGGGTGATGCGCTTGTCGATGTAGCTCAACATCCGCTCCGAGCCGCTTTCGACGCCGAGGGCGACTTCGCGGAGCCCGCATGCGGCGAGCAGGTCGAGTGTTGCGTCCGGGACTCGGTGCAGCACGTTGATGCGGCCGGTGGCGTCCCACACCGCCCAGTCGCCGACCTTCTCGGCGGCGAACGCGGCCATCATCTGGTCGATCACCCGCCTGGCCCCCAAAAACAAGTCGTCCACGAAGCGAAACGCCGTCACCCCGTGCTCGTCGCGGAGCTGGTGCATCTCGGCGATGATGTCGAGCGGGTCGCGGACCCGGATGGTGATGTCGGGGTTCGCGCTGACCGCGGCGCCGCAGAACGAGCAGTCGTAGGGGCAGCCGCGCGCCCCGACCATGTTCGCCTCGACTCTGCCGTCGCCGGCCAGGTACGGGTCCTGGGCGAGGTAGACGCGGTCGACGAACGGCAGGCTGTTGATGTTCGGGGCGAGGTGGTGGCTGGTGCCGGGCCGGCCGCCGGTGACCGGGGCTCCGAGGAGCGGATCGATCCACATCACGCCGGGCAGGTCGGCCCGGTTGCGGTGATCGTCCAAGAGCTCGACGACGCGGGTCTCGGCCTCGCCGAGGATGAGGGCGTCGCAGCGGGCCAGCCGCGGGTCGGTGAGGATCGGGACGGGCATGGCCTTGGCGTGGTGGCCGCCGACCATGATGCGGATGCTCGGGTCGAGGGCGGCGGCGATGTCGGCGCTGATCTCGTAGGTGGGGGCCAGCAGGTTGAACCCGGCCCAGCGGGGGGCGACCTGGTTGATCAGGTCGATGGTGTCGGTGATGGGGAGGCCGGCGGCCTCGGCGTCCAGGATGCCGACCCGGTAGCCGTGGTTGGCGGCGTAGGTGGCGATGTAGGCCATGCCGAGCACCGGCAAGGTGTAGTCGTTGATGCGGGGCCGGAGGGTGTAGTCCCGCAGGGGTGCGTTGACGAGGAGCAGGTCGAGCTGCGCAGGTGTGGTGCCTTGTTCAGTGGTGCGTACTCCCTTGATCAGTGCGTGCATGGTGGTCTCCCCAGGCGAGTGTGAGAACGGTGAGAGTGGATAGGTGCGGCCCGGCCAGCTCCTGCCACAGGCCGGCGAATGAGGGTTCGTCGGTGGGCCAGGTGGTGGCGGGGTCGGCGAGCGCCGCCCAGGTGCGGACGGCGAGGTCGGCGAAGGGGTAGAGGGTGAAGTCGCCGCTGTAGTCGGCGACGGCGGCCCCGGCGGTCCAGGGCCCGATGCGGGGTACGGCTTGCACGGCCTTGACCAGCACGTCAGGGGCGAGTTCCGCCCACTCGGCGCGGTGGGCGAGGTATGCGGCGGCCGCGGCCTGGAGGGGGCGTCGTTTGAACGCCATCCCCAGCGCCGCGAACTGCTCTGGGCTGAGGGCCAGGACCTCCTCTGGGGTGGGGATGAGCGCGGTCGGCCCGGCCGCCTGGCCGGCGGCGGTCCGGAACGCGGCGTGCATTTTGCGGGCCTGTCCGGCGCGGATGACCTGTCGGATGATCGCGGTGGCCAGGGCTTCCCACAGGTCGGCGTTGCGCCACCGCTGGACGGGGCCGAGCTGGTTCAGGGCGGTGCGTAGCTCGGCCGGGAGGGGGGTGTCGTGCAGGGCTGCGGGCGTGTAGACGTCGAGGGTCGGGGCGGCGCCGTCACCGCCGAGCAGGGTGGTGGTGTCGGGATGGGTGAGGAGCCAGGTGCCGGCCGGGGCGCGCATGGCGCGGACCGGTGCGGCGTCGGAGATGGTGTCCCATCCGGGGTGGTCGAGCATGGTCCAGTTCATGGGTGGTTCCTCCAAGGTGCGGAGTGGATCGGGTGGGGCGGCTGGGGCGTGGGTGGGCCGCGTGGCCGCCACGGTAGGGCATCAGGTGTCATCGGGGCCCTCGTTGTCGTAGGACGAGATGCGGCGGTTACAGGGCCAGCCAGGCCGCGAGCATGATTGCCGCGCAGCCGTACCCGCACACCCGCAGGAGCCCGGGCCGTGGAGATCGGGTGACGGCGTACATCGCCGATAAGGCGGCCACAGAGAACGTGGCGACTGCGAGACCGGTCAGCCCTGTGAGGCCTGGCAGGGTGTCGGCGCGGGGGATGAGGGTCGCCGCGATGATCGCCCCGATGGAGAAGAACAGGGTTTCGGCCCAGGCGTGCGCCAGAGGTTTGCCGACTAACGGTGGGATGTTCATGACGGGCGCCTCCGTGGGGGTGTGGGGGGTCGGGTAGGGGTGGGGGTTGAACGTGCTCGGGGAGCGGAAAGGGGGGGGTCTGGGTGCCCCCCACGACCCCCACACGGGTGAGTATCCGCAGTTGGGGCGGGTGTGGGGGTGCCACGGGGCAGGTGTGGGGGTATGGGACCCCCACGTGGTACTCCCACGTGGGGGGTGTGGGGGTCACGCGGCCGGCCAGTCGGCGACCTCGGGCGGCACCTGGAGCTCGCCGCGGCGGATCGCGTTGGCCGCCTCTTCGAGGTGCTGGCGCTCGTAGCCGCGGAGCTTCTCGCCGCCGCGTTCGAACGGATTCGGCAGTGTCCGCACGCCGAGGGCGCCCAGGAGCGCGGCGAGCTCGCCCTGCTCCAGTCGGAGGGCGCGGGCCAGCGCCACGGAGTGGATGCGCCGGTCCTCGCCGATCACCTGCAGGGCACGCACGAGAAGCTCCGGCAGCGGGCGGCCGGCCTCGACCTCATGGACCTGCTCGGCGCGCAGCGTCTCGACCCGCTCAGGCTCCAAGTCGTACTGGCCGGCGAACAGGGAGCCGGCCGCCGCGGTGGCGGCAATCTCAGCAGGATCCGGCCAGGACGCCACCCCACCGCGGAGCACGGTGAGATGCGGGGCGCTGGTCCGAGCAGGCGACGGAGCAGGCTCGGCCGGCGGCTGCGGGGCGCGCAGCTTCTCTGCGGGCAAAGCCACCTCCTTGCCGCCACCGAACGCCTTCCGCATCCGCGTCAGCCGATCCCGGTAGACGTCGCCGCCGACCGCGATACCGGCAGCGTCCAGGTCAGGCCGGTTGTTGGCGATCGTCACCGCAGCCCGGGCGATGTCGCCGTGCTTGAGGTAACCGGCCTTGAACGGGCGGACCGTCGCGCCGGGGACGCGGTAGAAGCCCGTGCCGGGTCCGGCCAGCTCGTCAGGGTCGGCACCCTTGTTCCAACCGAACAGGTAGGCGAGCTCGGCCTCGTCGTCGCAGAACATGCCGATCTTCACCCGGGACTGCTTGATCACGTCGGGGGAGACCATGTCCTGCACAGCCCGCAGCGAACTGATGATGGTGTTGAACCCGGCATCGCGGCCGATGCGCAGCAGCTCCTCGATGTTGTCGCGGATCTCGTTCTTGATCGGGTCGCGGGTGGTGGTCGACATCAGCTCACCGCCCTCGTCGACGAGGAGCTGATACGACGGCAGCCCAGCCGACAGCGGCAGCAGAGACAGGTTGTGCTTGACCTTCAGGTGCCGGTAGCTGGTCTTGCGGTCGATGGCCATCTCGACCAGGATCCGCGTCATCTCCAGCGCCTCGTCGAGATCGGAGGCGACCCAGTCGATCGCCGGCCGCTCGGTCTCCCCTTCCAGCCAGGGGTGCAGCCACGGCTGCGCCAGTGACCCGCCGTTGACGTCGATGACGGCGGTCAGCCCGTTGAAGCAGCGAGCGGCCTCCCAGATGAGGCCGTGCAACACGGTCGTCTTGCCGGATCCCTTCTGGCCGACCAGGATGACCGACTCCTCGCGCAGCGGCACGGTCATGGGGCTGGAGTCGCGGTGCTCACCCAGCCACGCCGGTTCGTGGATGTCGCGGGCGGACAGGTCGCCGTGCCAGTCGACGTCCTCGGTGAGCCGGTTGACCGTCATCACGTGCATCACGAAGGAGCCGCGGTGCGGACCCTTGGCCACCTCCACCCCGCACCCGTCGGGCAGGCGGGCGGCGGCGGCGAGCTGGTCGCAGGCGCCGGCCAGCTGCTGGCGGGTCGTGCCGTCCAGCGGCAGCAGCCCGGTCAGCGTGTAGCCGGCCTTGCTGTCCCAGGTCCGCACGTCGGTGATCTCCACCCGGATGCGGGTGACGTCCAGGATCCGCTGCTCCCACTCGGCGGCGACCTGGGCGACGCGCCGCGGGATGACCGCGGCGCGCGTCGTCCTGGCGGTGGCGGCGGGTTCCTTGATGCGAAACCAGGGGGCCAACGCGCCGGCGGCCAGAGCGCCCAGGCCGAGCGTGTAGAAAGCGCCGGAGGTCCACGGCGTGGTCGCCGCGGTGTAGGCCACCCAGGACCCGGCACCCAGCACGCAGCACAACCGATACAGCAGGGTGGGTGTGTGCGTGCCGACCTCGGCACTGTGGGCGATGGACCCGATGGCCGAGACGGCGGTGCCAGCCGCCGCCCATACGGGGGCGAGCTCCACCGCGTGGGCGGCGGCGGCGAGCGCGGCCACGCCGAGGAAGCCGTTGACCGCGCCGGACACCGCGCCGCGCGGCGCCAGCGACCAGTCGGCCATCGGCCTGGTCTTCGTCGTGGTGGTCACAGGTACTCCTTGGCGGTGCTGGTTGAGCTGGTCAGATGTTCCAGAAGTGCTCGCCGGCGCGCGGCGCCTCCTTGCGCTTGATGTCATCGGCGTGGATCTTCCGGAACCCCCGGGCGATCTCCTGGGCCATGGCAGAGGTTTTGGCGATCGAGGCGTAGAACTCGCCCATCATCGACGTCACCCGGCCGTCGATCGGGTAGGCGGTATCGAGGTTGGTGGTGTAGGTGCGCAGCGCCATGGCGACGTTCTCGGGCACCTGGTTGAGCTGGTCGAGGTCGCGGGCCACGTCCCACATGTCCTGGGGCAGGTAGCGGGAGACCGAACCGATCATGTCGGCGGACACGACGACCAGCGGGGAACCATTCGACATGCGGAAGTGCCTCCTTGCGAGGGTGCGGCTCGGGGCGCGCACCGGGAACGTACGGATGGGCGCAGGCTGCTCGGGGGCGGCCGACGCGGGTTCAGGGGTGGGCTGGGCGGCGGCTGGCTGAGGGGTCTGCTCCGGGGTGGCCAGCCGGGGTTTGATCAGGCCGAACCGCTCGGCCAGGCCGCGGATGCGGCGCCAGGCTGCGCTGACCCGAGGGTGTGTGGAGGCGGCCAGGTCACTGGTGAGCTCGCTGTCCAGTCGGCGCATCGCCTGCCAGAGGCTGCGGATGTGCTGCGGCCGAACTGCCCGGCAGACTCGGCGCAGGCGTCCGCCGGCGCGCTGGTCCACCGCCCGGGCCGCCTGGGCGACCCGCCGCCCGGCGCGGGAGGCCAGGTGCCCGGTGGCTGCGTCCAGCCGCTGGGAGGCGGCGCGGGTACGGGCCAGACGGGGGGAGGCGTAGGCGCGGGCTGCTCGCCCGGCCTGGGCAACGCGCTGCCTGGTGGCCCGGCCTGCTCGGCGGGCGGCGCGCAGCGGAGCCGTGGCGGCGTGGGCGGCGGTCTGCGCGGCAGCCCGACGGCCGGGGCGGGCGCTCGGGATGCGGCTTCTGCCAGCGCGGGGCACGGAGCCCCGGCCGGTGGGGAACGTCATCCGCTTGCTGCCTGCCAGGCCTCGGGTACGGCTGCTGCCCAGCGACGGCATACGCGCCGCGGCCCCAGGTGCCGCCCGGCCTCCTATGGAACGGCCGGTAGGCGGACGGCCCGCACGCGACGAGCTCGGAGCGGAGAACACCGCTCGGCGACCCGACCGCGAGGTTGAATCGCCGAACAGGTCCCGGCCGGAGCGGCTGGCTCGCGGCGCCCGATCGCGCCGCTCATGGTTCTTGCGGGGGTGGGCCTTCCGGAACCGCCAGTAGGCGTATCCGCTGCCGCCGGCCACCGCGACTCCGCCGCCGGCCACGAGGCCGAGGACGCCGACGGCCTGGTAGAGACCGAGGCCGCCGAGGGTGAGGACGGAGGCGGCGCCGAGCGCCATCTGTCCGGCCGGGGTGCCGTACTCGACAGGCGCCTCACCGCGCTGGCTGCGCTGGCGAGGCAGCTCGGCGGAGGGCTCCTCCTGCTCGTCCGGGACGGGGTCCGGGTCGGCCTGCTCGGGCGGGCGGGTGGAGACGCTGACCCGCTCGGCCGCCTCGTCGTCGATCGAGTGCGTCACGAGTCACCGCCTGTCGAGCTGTGGCCGTTGACCGAGCCGTTGACGGTCGCGGGCGCCGAGGTGGACGCGACCGGTTCGGCGACCGGTGGTGGCGGCGTCGGGGCGCCGTTCTTGTCGAAGGTCCACCCCTCCTCGGCCATGATCTGGCGGCCTTCCTGCATGCGGTCCAGCGCCCAGGTCTCGGAGAAGCCGGTCCAGTCGGCGAGGTCCCGCTTCGAGGGCGGGTTGAGCTTCTTGGCGCGGTTGATGTAGAACCGGACGGCCCGCTTACGGTCCTGCTCAGTGGGCCTTTTCCGGTCGGAGACCGGTCGCGAATCGGTCGCGTCCGCCCCCTGATCGGCGACCGGCTCCACGACCGGCAACCCCTCGTCGACCGACAGCGTTCCGATGAACGGCGGCAGCACGAGGCGGTCGCCGAACGGCTGCGCGACCGGTCGCCGAGGAAGCTCGAACGCGACCAGATGGCCGACCGGCCGAGGGTCCCCGGGACGCACCATCCGGCCCAGCCCCGACAGAGGCGGCTCGACATCGCGACCGGTCGCGAGGGCGGTCGCCGACTGGTCGTCGAGCGCGACCGGCCCCAGCGGCTCACCGGGCCGGATGCGGGTCTCCGTGTACCGGTTCAGGGCGCCGGCGAGGCTGGCCACATCGGCGGGCATCTCCACCGGGGCCGGCTGCTTCTTCGCCCGCCGCATCCGCTCGTAGTCGGGCCGGAAGCGACGGTCTGCCTCGGCGACGTCCTGGACGCCGTGGCGGATCGCACGCCGGTAGATGTAGAACGTCTCGCCCGCCCACAGGACGCGGCGCGGCCACGGGAACCGCAGCGCCCGCTCCTCCAGCAGCCCCTGGCTGCGCATGTCCTCCCAGTGGCGCCACTGGGAGTAGATCTGCCACAGCACCGGCGACAGCAGCGAGGCGGCGCCGAACACGCCGGCGAAGTCGCCGGTCGCCTCAAGGGCGTGGTTGTGCTCGTAGTTGAACCAGCCGACGCCGGCGCCGATGCCGTACGACAGCAGGCGCAGCCACACCGCGGAGTAGCCCTTGATGAGCTTGTCATGGGCGAAGTAGCCGACGTTGATCGCGACGGACTCGACGACCAGGGCAAGCGGCACCGCCGCCCACCACGGCCAGCTGAGGCCGAGCACGAGCGCGAGGACCTGGCCGAGGATCGCGGCGGCGTTGACGCCGACGTTGGCGAAGGCCAGGACGACGGCGAGGCTGATCTTCTTGCGGAGCGCCGCGGACTTGGTCTTGCGCTCGACGGTGGCCTCGTCGTCCAGCCGCTTGCGTTCGGCCGCCAGCTCGGCCTGCAGCTTGAGGTGCTCGCGTTCGGCTTCGAGGCGTTCCATCTCCCGCTGGTCGCGGGCGCGTTGGGCTTCGATGCCGGCGCGGGCGGCGAGCGCCGCGGCGGCAGCCTTGTCGGCGGTGCGTTCGGCGGCGGTGCGCCACAGGCGTCTGGGCGGGTTTCCCGGTGCGGCTGGCGCGGGGGTGGGCTGGTGCTGTACTTCTTGCATCGGTTCTGCGTCCTGTTCAGAGCAGGGGTGGGACCACAAGTAGGGGAGCCTCACCGGCCTGGCCGCTGGTGGGGCTCTTCTGCGTGTGGGATTAGTGGCCGCGGCGGATGAGGTTCTCGCCGTCCTCGTCGCCGTCCGGGTCCGGCAGGTCGTTCAGGGCCGCGTCGATGAGCTCGTCCGTCTTCGTCGGGGAGCGCATGATCTCCATGGCGCGCAGGGCGGCGGGGGCGGCGGTGACGAGTAGGGGGAGCTGACCGCCTGGGCGGTGCGGGGGATCCTTGGGCTTTTCCACGCTGGTCTCCTTGCTGATGTGTGGGGCCGGCCTCTGCCCGGGAGCGGCCCGCGGGCAGAGGCCGGGGTCCGGCAGGACCTTGGGTGTGGGCCCGGCCGGAGGGTGGCCCCGGTGCCTCTGCGGGGACAGAGACCCGGGGCCTGGCCCGGCAGGAGGTACGGGGGCGACCTCTCTGCCGGGCCTGTCCGGGTAGGTGGAGGACGAGTCACACCTGCCGGACGTGTGTGGGGGTGGCCCGCCCGCCCCTCCAGATCTCAGCGGGCCACCCGACCCGGGCACGTAGCGCCTGCGCGCGCTCTGCTCCCGGGGGTTTTGCACCTGGCTGCCGCGCCCGCAGCAGTCACGGCAGCCAGGGCATCTATGGGGTGTAGCCTCCGTGGCTCTGGATGATCAAGGACTGCTGATCCAGGGCTTGCAGGAAGGCCGGGTAAGTGCCGCGGATGAACGACTCGACCACGCCAGCGGCGCGCAGAGTGCCGCTCACCGGCAGGGTGCGGCGCGCGTACCAGTGCCCGGGGCGGGCCATGTACACGATGTGCCAGCCGGGGTAAGTGGCTTCGAGGATCTCGCGGCGCCGCTCGTCCGGGTTGAGGACGAGCTCCAGTTCTTCGAGGAGGGTCACCACGTCTCCGCCTTCCGCGTACGGGCGTTCTGGGCGCGGGCGTCCTGCGCGTCCATCCGCTTCTTGAGCCGGTCGACGGTGTCGCCGTACACCATGCGGATGCAGCCGGCTTTCCCTTCCTCTGGGGTGAGGTGGGGGCAGTCGGCCCACCAGCGGCCGGTGGTGGATCGCCAGATCACCCATCGGGGGTTCGTTTCGGCGAGGTCGGCTTTGACCTGGTCGATGGTCAGCTCGGCTGCCTGAGGTTCGGCGCTCATGCTGCCACCGCCGGTCGGCGGCATCTCCGGACATCTCCCACCCGGAGAGGAGATGTCCGGAGACGGCCAGTGCAACTTCCGGCGGGCGCGCTGCCGGAGGTGCACACTGAGAGCACGGCGGTGGCTCCCGTGGCGAGGATGATGGGCACTTTCGTGCCACCACCGCCGTGCTCGCTTGGAAATCTGCAACTCTTTGTGCCCATTTGACTACGCAATATGCGCAGGATTATGAACCCGGGCATGCCCGGGCATGCCCGGGTCTGAAGGGATGCGCTCGGGCATGATCCTCTACGGTCTGCTCCATGATCGACTTCGACCCGGATCGGACCGTATGGGCCCAGGTCTACGACCTGTTGCGTGAGCGGATCGAGAACGGTACCTACAAGGAAAGGCTGCCGATTCCGAGCATCGTCCACCTGGAGCAGGAGCTCGGGGTTGCCCGGCAGACCGTCCGGAAGGTCGTGGCCAAGCTCGCCAGCCAGGGCTACGTGAACGCGATCGCGGGCAAGGGCACCTTCGTGCGGCCGCGAGAGGACTGGAACGCCGGAGCGGAGTAGCGGCATCATGTTGCCGTCCTAATCTGCTCCTGAAACGCCAGCCGCTCGGCGAGTTGGTCGAGATCGTCGGCATCCACGGTGGCCGTGGCGCCGCCAGCGACCTGATCCATGGTGAGGTTGCCTGCCCTCATGGCCCACCAGCGGCCGAGCTCCGACTGCCAGATGGTCCAGAGGGCGTAGAGCGCGCGCAGTTCGGCTGCGCGATTTTTCGTGAGCGTCATTGGGACCTCACTTCACATGTCCGGTGCCCCAATACTGCACTGGGTCTGCCGAACTTTCAATGCCGAAGTTATGATGCCGGAATTGTCTAGTTCTTCATAAGGCAACGCAGCCGTATGATTCGCTCACCCTCAGTGCACACAAGGAGACGCATGAGCGGCAGCCCCACCGTCCAACGGCGACGACTCAGCGCCGAACTCATCCGGCTCCGCCAAGAAGCCGGCCTCACCGCTGAAGAAGTCAGCGAACGCCTCGAATGGTCACGCGGGCGCCTCCACCACATGGAGACCAACAAGTGGGTCCGCCCCGACCTGGGAAACATCCGCGCGTTGCTTGATGTCTACAGCGTCACCGACGAGCAGGTCCGCGACGCCATCCTCGATCTCGCCCGCCGCTCCCGCGAGAAGGGCTGCTGGGCCAAATACAGCGATGTCTTCCGAGGGTCCCTGCCTGGTTTCGAGGCTGACGCCACCCAGATTCGCGCCTACGACGGCATGCTCATCAACGGCCTACTCCAGACCGCCAACTACGCGGCCGCAGTGTTCCGGGGCGGCCAGGTCCTCGGCGACGAGGCAGTGAAGCGCCGCGTGGAAGCGCGCCTGGCCCGCCAGGACGTCCTGCACCGGCCCGATCCGCCAAGCCTGTGGACGATCGTCGATGAGGCCGCCTTGCGGAAACTCGTCGGCGGGAAAGAGGTGATGGTCGAGCAGCTGCGCCACCTCATCGAGATGGCCGCCCGGCCGAACATCACCCTGCAGATCGTGCCGGATTCCGTTGGCGCTCACGCAGGCACCGCCGGCAGCTTCATCCTGATGGACTTCGCCGCCGACCTGGACCCATCGGTGGTCTACCTGGAGACGGCGACGGATTCTCTCTACCTCGAGAAGGCGGAAGAGCTGAACGAATATACGCTCATCTTTACCCGCGTGGTGGCTTCGGCCATGACGCCCGAGGAGTCGATCCGCTACGCGGCGTCCCTGGTGGATCAACTGAACAGGTAGGTGAGGATCGTGGACCTAACCCAGCCCGACCCGAAATTCCGCAAGAGCTCCTTCAGCGGAGCGAACGACGGCTGCGTGGACGTGGCCGATTTGGAAGACGGCGGCCGTATCGTCCGCAACAGCAAGGACCCGGACGGGCCCCGGGTGCGCTACACCGCTCACGAGTGGCAGATGTTCATCGCCGGCGTGAAGGCGGGCGAGTTCGACTAGTCCCAATTAGGTAACAAAGAGCCCCTCGGCTAGTGCGGCTTGCCGAGGGGCTCTTTCGTGGAACAACTAACCCGATGCCCAGTCTAGGGCGATGTGACCTTGATCACGAGGTTTGGTCAGTGGGAGCAGGCTGGGAGCAAGCCGCTCCCGGCCGGTCCCCGCGAACCTCGGTCATTCCAGGTGGTTCACCCCGCCCGAACTGGAAAAACTCTCTCCAGAGCAGGTCATCGGATCGGTAAGACTTGCTTTGGGAGCAGGGGGCCGCAGGTTCAAATCCTGTCACCCCGAC